GATACAAGGGAGCATCCTCGGCAACCGGCACCTGTGGAGCATCCTCGGCAACCGGCACCTGTGGAGCATCCTCGGCAACCGGCACCTGTGGAGCATCCTCGGAAACCGGAGACTATGGAGCATCCTCGGCAACCGGCACCTATGGAGCATCCTCGGCAACCGGAGACTATGGAGCATCCTCGGCAACCGGCACCTATGGAGCATCCTCGGCAACCGGCACCTATGGAGCATCCTCGGCAACCGGAGACTATGGAGCATCCTCGGCAACCGGATACAAGGGAGCATCCTCGGCAACCGGATACAAGGGAGCATCCTCGGCAACCGGATACTGTGGAGCATCCTCGGCAACCGGCACCTGTGGAGCATCCTCGGCAACCGGCACCTATGGAGCATCCTCGGCAACCGGAGACTATGGAGCATCCTCGGCAACCGGATACAAGGGAGCATCCTCGGCAACCGGATACAAGGGAGCATCCTCGGCAACCGGCACCTGTGGAGCATCCTCGGCAACCGGATACTGTGGAGCATCATCGGCAGAAGACAAGGATGCAGTAGCTGTTGCTTGGGGTTACAAATCAAAAGCCAAGGGCGTTCTTGGGGCATTTCTTGTTTTTGCAGACTGGGAATACACTGGTTCAGAAGATGATACAGAATATGACAGAAATAACCAGAGTGCATGGGTTCTTAACGGTGCAAAAATGGTGCAGGTTGATGGGGAAAATATCAAGCCGAATACTTGGTATACGATTGAAAATGGAGAGATTGCGGAGGTATCAGAATGAATTACATAAAAGCAAAATATCCAAACCAGAGCCGGTCATATATATTTGCTACATCAGACGATGTAAAAGCCGGAGACATGGTTTTAAATGCCAAAGGCGCAAAGCTGAAAGTTACGGATGAATCGGTGGATATGAAGTGGGTGGACACCTACGGTGCTGATAAGATTGCAGTTGTGAAGAAGTGTGAAGAACCGGAGAAACGGTATATTGTCGAGCGTGAGTTTGAACATGCAGGCTACAAATGTGTTGTCATATTTGGAAATGTCGGGCACAGATGCGGTTATGTCGGTATTCCAAAGAATCATCCGTTATACGGAAAAGATTACGGCGATCACCTTGAAATCAAAAAATCTGATGTTGTAGACAGAGCGGTAAGTGGAATTTTCCCTTTGATCGGTGCTTGCCTTGACGAGGACGAGAGAATCCGCGTCGAAGCATATTTTCAGTGCCACGGCGGTATTACATACGCAGGCGGTGGAGAACATTCAGATTATCCGATTGAAAGTGATTTGTGGTGGTTCGGATTTGACTGTGCGCACTATGGAGACGCGGATGATTTGGAACGTGCAATAGATTTGTTTCCAAGTAAAAAGGACATGTATTTGTTAAAGAAAAGGGTAACGAGTAGATATCCGATTGATGAGGCTGTCATTCGCACGGAGGAATATGTCACGGATGAATGCAAGAAGTTAGCGGAACAGTTAAAAGAATTTGAAGAAAGCGAGGAATAGATATGGTTATCAAAACAAAGAGATTTTATGTAAATAGTAAGTCATGCAAGGTAGAACTTAAGAAAGAGGGTGTTGATTACCTTGTGATAGTTGATGGCAATGTGTATGCAAAGACTCCAAACGATTTGTATGCGGTGCAGAAATTTAACGAGATTTAAGGAAAGGACAGGTGAGTAATTATGGCAGAAGCAAAGAAGCAGGAAGTGGCGTCACAGGGAAAACAGGAAATGAATACACAGCTTTCTTATTATGCGAACCAGTACACAGGACTTATGGAGCGTGATTTTGCGGAGCATGGACTTGTGTTTGATGATTATTCCAAGCAGTGCGCTATGGCATCTATGAGCGCGATTTACAACCTTGTTACATCCAACAAAGCCGCTATGAGCAACTTGAATGGTTCTAATTTGAGACAGGTTATTGGACAGGTATCAAGCCTTAGACTTAACGCCAATGCTGTGCCAAGAGAGTGCTATTTCCAATTGAGAAGCAAGCAGGACGCAAACGGAAACTGGTACAAGGAAGTAGAAATGGGAATCGAAGGAGACGGAAACGATGCGCTTCTTCGCAACTTTGGTGTTGATGTTAAAAAAGTATATCCGGTATGGCTTGTGAAAGAAGGGGATGAGTTTACATATCCGAAGCATAGAGGCGTTGAAGTTACGCCGCCGGAGTGGGAAGAAAAAGGATTGTCACAGAAAGTAATTCGTGTTGTTTATCCTGTTGAAATGAATGATGGGAAAATTGAGTACATGATTGCAGAGCGTGAAAGCGTAAAAGGAAATCTTTTCGCTCATGTCCGTAATAATCTTTTGAATGAAACTTTCGGTTTACTTGGAACAAAAAAAGATAAGAGTGGAAAGGTTGTACCCAGAACGAGATATGATGCTACGGATGAAGAAAAGAAAGCTATCGCAGAAAAGAAAAATGAAATTCTGAAAGCACTTTTAGGCTGTAAGACTATTGAAGATATGCTTGCTTGTGAAGTTGCAAGACCGTACATGAGTGCCGCATGGCTTGATACGCCGGAATCTATGATTGTTCGTAAGATGCGAAACAATGCAATCAAGAAGTATCGCAAGGACTTTAACAGTATGGCAAAGCAGTCATTCAATCAGCTTGATGAAACCTATGTTCAGACACAGGAAGAAATTGCAGAAAACGCAAATACAGAGGATTTTTCTGTTGAGCCGGAAGTTGCCGAAACTGTGGAAGAGCCAAAGATGGCAGATAAACCGGAAAAGGTAGAGACGGAAGTTGTTGAGAATGACAATGATTTGCCGGACTTCATGAAGTAGGAGGATATATGAGAATTATTTCGCAGGACGGCACGATTGATATGCCGTATGAACAGGTAATTATTATGAGACACGATAAAAGCATTTACTTAATGGAACATCTTACTGAGGACGTTGAAATTGCTAAATATTCCACGGAAGAAAAGGCAGACGAAGCCATGGAAGAATTAAGAGTTGCTTATATGCGCCATAATCTTGTAAAGATGGGGCAGACACCGCCAGATGGAATTGACGAAAAACTTACTATGGGTTTGAGAGGAGTATTTGAGTTTCCGGCGGATGAAGAATTGGAGTAGCATATGGAAGTTATGTCAGTCTTAGAAGCCGTGCAGAAAGGAATGGAAGATAACATTTACAACTTTTGCAAAGATGGAAAATGTAGCCAATGCGGTAACTGCTGTTCCAACCTTTTACCAATGAGCAGAAAAGAAGTAGATACCATTCGCAGATATATTCGTAAGAACCATATCAAAGAGTGCAAACATCTTCTTCCCACTGCGAATAGAACGTATGATATGACATGCCCTTTTCTTGATACGGATAAGAGTTGCGAGAAATGCAGAATCTATCCGGTTCGACCGGAAATTTGCAAGCAATTTATCTGTGACAATGAGCAGAGAGCAAAGCACAATAGGGCATTGTTGGGACAGACGAGACAGATTATTGATGTGAGGAGTGAGTTCTTTAATGAGACTTAAAGTTTTAGGTTCTGGTTCATCCGGCAACTGCTACATTCTGGAGAATGAAAACGAAGCCTTGATAATCGAAGCTGGGTTGCCATTCATGGAAGTCAAGAAAGCACTGGATTTCAATGTGATGAAAATTAAGGCTGTGATTACTACCCATTTCCATACTGACCATAGTCTTTATAGCTTACAATATGTGCAAGCTGGCATTCCTGTTTTTGAACCATGCAGACAGCCGATAAAAGATTCTGAAATGCGTTTTAGAAAAGGAAATTTTGACATAAGAGCATTTGAAAACCGTGATAAATCTGGAAGATGGCTACATAACAACGGAGACGGTTCAGAGTGTCCGTGCGTTGGGTTTTACATTACGCATCCAGAGATGGGAAGCCTTGTGTATGCAACAGACACAGAATACATCAGATGGCGATTTAATGGTGTTAATCACATCATGGTGGAAGCCAACTACGATATGCAGTTTGTGAACCGAGAAGAACCAAATTACGAGCACAGATTAAGAGGTCATATGAGTTTACTAACGGCACTTGACTTTATTTCTACTAACGATAATCCGGCATTGCGAAATGTCGTTCTAATTCACTTATCAGATAAAAGCGGAGATCCCGCACTATTCAAACAAAAGACAGAAGAAACAGTTAAATATGGATCAGATGTTTACGTGGCGGAACGTGGATTAGAGGTTGATATGAACCTTTACCCGTTTTAAGGAAGCGAGGAATAAGTGAATGAATAAAGTGATTTTAATGGGAAGATGCACCAAAGACCCGGAAGTAAGATGGTCGCAGGGCGAGAAGTCAACAGCTATCGGTAGAATTACTCTGGCGGTTGACCGAAAATTTAAGCAGGATGGACAGCCAACGGCAGATTATATCAATTGTCTTGCGTTTGGTAAAAGAGCAGAGTTTCTTGAAAAATATTGCAAAAAGGGAACAAAGCTTGTAATTGAAGGAAGCTGGCAGACCGGAAGTTACACCAACAAAGACGGTAATAAGGTGTACACCAATGAGTGTTTGATCGAAAGCTGTGAATTTGCAGAGAGCAAACAGGCTTCGCAGGACAACGGAAGTTACAAACCGCAGCCTATGACAGATTCGGATGGTTTTATGACTATTCCAGATGGAATTGAGGAAGAGTTGCCTTTTACATAAAAACTGATCTGGATAAGCTAATACAGTAAGAAGGGAGATATGTATGTTATTGATCGAGGACAAAGGTCAGAAAGAGGGTCAGCACATACTTAAGAATCGCTATTTTGATCGTAATGACATAGAGGTGCTACGAGCACCTCTTCCAGTTGGAGATTATGTTATCGCGGAAGAAACCGTTCTTGACGTTATAAGACGAAAGTCAGCAAGAAAGATGGAAGTTAAGAAGATGGACTTTATTGGAAGCTACAAGGTTGCTGTAGATACTAAGAAGGACATGCAGGAGATTACGGGAAACGTCTGCGGAAAACAGCATCCAAGGTTCCGGGACGAGTGTATTTTGGCGCAGAACAACAATATAGCACTGTATGTTTTGGTTGAGAACATGGATGGAATAAAAACTATTGAAGACGTTTTTCATTGGCACAATCCAAGGCTTGAGAGATACAACAAGATAAAGTACATGCACGGTATTGGAAAGTGGTTGAATGTACCGCTTCCAAAGGCACCGCCAACAAGCGGGGAAGTCCTTGGAAAAGCAATGCTTACAATGCAGCTTAAGTACGGAGTGGAATTTGTTTTTTGCAGACCGGAAGATGCAGGATCGCGTGTCATTGAGCTTTTGGAAGTAGAAAAGTGATAATTTTTTGGAACTTGAAGGAGATATTATGGCAAGTAAGCGGATGTTTCGTATAGATTTAGTGACGTCAGATGCTTTTCTTGACATGCCGCTCACAGCGCAGGGGTTGTTTTTTCATTTATGCATACGGGCAGATGACGACGGTTTTGTTGACTGCGCTAATAAAACAGTAAGAGAGTGCCAGGCTTCAAAGGAAGACTTGCAAATTCTCATTGACAAACATTATGTTCTTACTTTTCCAGGATCTAATGTTATTGTCATAAAACATTGGAAATTACATAACTGCATTCAAAAAGACCGTTATAAGCCAACCAATTATGCAGAAGAAAAATCAATGCTTTATACGAAAAGAAATGGCGCATACACCTTTGATGCTTCAAAAAATTTTTCCGGAGTGAATGCAATAAGGAGCGCAGGAAGCTCGCCGGGGAAAGAAGTGGAAGCGTGCATACCGCCATTGGCGGAAGTGGCTGATTATTGCCGTAAGAGGAAGAATGGTGTGAGCGCGGAATCATTTATTGATTACTACAAATCAATAGGTTGGAAACGTAATGGAGAAATAATAACCGACTGGAAAGCCGCATTAAGGAGTTGGGAGAAGCAGGAAAAAGAGAGTAACCCAAGATCAAAAAACAAATTTAATAACTTTCATCAGAGATCTTATGACTATGATGAATTAGAAAAAACTTTGGTGGAGACAAATGTTAGGGAAGGGCGTGATAAGAAATGATGGAAATGGGCGAATACGAAATTTGCAACAGGTACCGACATGCAAAGCATAAAGGTGAACAGTTGGAGATTCTTGCGGAACTAAACGACGTCACAAGGCACAAAATTATTGGAATTTTATTGGAAAACGGAGAAAATGTAAAACTTCCAATAAGAACAAGGGGAAGAAAACGCAATACGGATTTTACAGAAAAAGAATACCAGAAAGCATTACTTAATAGGCTCGATGAATTGGATGGTCAAATTTCTGATCGTGAAAATGAATTCAAAGATATATGCACAGTTCTTTTTGGAACTCGATTCGATTGAGATGAAAAGAAAGGAGAACTGATTCATGAGAAATAAAGATGAAGAACTTAGGCGAGAGGGAATGGCATATGCTCTGCGAATTGCAAAGGAGAATGGAATTGACTCTCTGGAAGAAGAGTGCCGCTTTCGCGGCGCAACAAAATTACCACTTGCGCTACCCAAGAATGCAATAGATGAATGCGTCAGCAAGATTAAATTAAATACCATAGACACGGTAACGATTTTGTCTGCAATGGTTTTGCACGATGAGTTTGACTTTGGTAAAAGCCACATACAGAGATTTGTTGATCGCTTCAATAAAAAGGCAGAATGCATCATGGATGATTATGCTACATGGGAAGATCAGATACAGATCTTGAAAGAAGAGTGTGGGTTGGATTTTAAAATTCGCAGAAATGACACTGATGTGAAAGTGAGATAAAGGTATGAAAGAAAAAACGCGCAACGATATAGGCGACGCGCTTAAGAGATTCAGAGAGGTGCCGTATCAGCTACGGTGCGGAAAGGAGCAGGGAAATGATTGAATGCATGAGAACAGTAGCGAGAAAGCCGGGGTTTGTGCAGTGGATTCCGGTAAGTGAGAGACTTCCGAAGAGCGGAGAATACATATTGCTGTCATTTGAAAACTTCTCTTTGCCTGTAGTTGGCAGATATGAGGGAAATAAAGATGAGGGTGGCAACTTCTATGTAGGGGATGACACGGAAACGTGCCTTGAGGAAGAGTTGATAGTGAATGCGTGGATGCCATTGCCGGAACCGTATAGAGAGTGAGGGAAAATAATGGAGAGTAGATATTTATATCGCGGCAAGCGGATTGATAATGGGGAATGGGTGGAAGGATATCTGTCATACCCATTTTGCACGGAAAAGGGCAACGAAAGTTATTATTTCTACGCAAAGGATAGTTTGGATTTCTTCTGTCGTTGTGTTGTAGATGCATCTACCATCTGCCAGTGCACCGGACTTAAGGATAAGAACGGCAAGCTGATTTTGGAGAATGATATTCTTTCAGGGCATATCGACGTTGAGTTTCCAGAAGATGAGACGAGAAAGCGTGTCGTGTGGCATGAAAACGGATGGTGCACGAATGAGCCGGGCTGTGATGACTATGAGGAACTGGATGATTTTGATTCAGAGAATTTTGAAGTGATCGGCAACATGATTGATAACCCGGAACTGTTGGAGGTGTAACAATGGATGAGAACAAGGCAATAAAAATAATCAGGCAGGAAATGGAATGGGAAAGTAAAAGCAGTACACTTAGAGCTTTTGAGAAAGCAATCGAGGCACTGGAAGAGATACAGCAGTACCGTGCAATCGGTACTGCTGAAGAATTGCAGGATATGAAAAGCAATTATTTTGAAGCATTAAGTGATTGGCGCCAATATCGCAAGATTGGGACTTTGGAAGAATGCCGGGCGGCAGTGGAGAAGCAGACAGCGAAGAAAGTGAAATCAATATCCCAGGTAAAAGACGGAGACAGCTATGCCGGTCTTATAGGGAGATGTCCTTGCTGTGGAGACATATTGGAAGAGGATACCGTATATTGTGATTGCGGTCAGAGATTAGATTGGGGGGATGAAGAATGAACGAAAAATTGAAGCCATGTCCGTTCTGCGGCGGAAACGCAATGTTCTTAACCATTACAAATAAGTCATCACATTCGGCTGTTGTGGTAATGTTCAAAATCAAATGTATGAAATGCGGAACAGAACTTCCAAAAAGCTATGAATGTGAGATTTACATGGATCAGAACGGAGGCATCAGAACAGGGAAAGACGAGCGAACGAAAGCAACTACAGATTGGAACAGGAGGGCGAGCGATGAGATTGATTGATGCTGATAATGTAAAAGATTTTTTCTTTTCGGAAACAAGTGGTACAGAAGATGTTATTCGAGATTTAATGTATACTCATGGACTAGATTATGCAAATGATATAAACGAAGACGTAATTATGGCATTTGCAAAAGATTTACTGAAAGCCGCGCAGAATGTAATTGATACGGAGATGATCGCCTATGATGTGGATTCGGTTGTGGAGCAGTTGGAAGAGGAAAAGAACCTGCATAAGAAGATGATTACGTACGAGCAGAAGAACGGAACTGTCACGGAAGAATTTCAAGCAAGGAGAGCCGTTGAAGTATTAGAACGAGCAATCGAGATCGTGAAAGGCGGTGGAGTAGATGCGAAAACCGATTCCTAAATCCGTAAGGAAACAGGTGTATGCGAAATACAATGGGCATTGCGCTTATTGTGGCTGTGAAATACCGGAGAAAGGTTTTAATGTAGATCATTTGCATTGCATCAGAAATTATGAGTACACCGAAGAATTTACCGGAATAGACGTACACGACATAAGCAATCTGATGCCGTCCTGTGGTTCGTGCAATCGCTACAAGGCGACAATGGATTTAGAGACATTCAGAAAAGAGCTGCAAAAAATACCGGATCGGCTGAAAAGAGATGTGTGTACATACAATATAGCCTTGCGGTATGGCATGGTGCAGGAAAACAGAGAACCTATAAAGTTCTATTTTGAAAGGATAGGTGGTGCAGATGGCAATTAAACCGATTTTATTCAATACAGAAATGGTTCGGGCGATTCTGGACGGGAGAAAAGATGCAACGAGAAGAATTGTAAAAGGCTTTATTCCTAATGATGCAGTATGGGGATATACCGCTTTTACACCTAAAGGGTACATATCGTGTAGAGGTACATTTGCAGATGGGTATGGAGAGAAATTCTTTAAGTTGCCTTGCGAGCCGGGCAATATCCTGTATGTCCGTGAAACATGGAAAAAGGCACCGAACGGATACTATTACTACGAAGATTGGCAAAGAAATGACATTGCGGATATTACGAAATGGAAACCTTCCATCCACATGCCAAAAGAAGCCGCGCGCATATGGCTTAAGGTTACGAATGTGAGAGTGGAACGATTGCAGGATATTGACGAGGATGGAGCAGTCAAGGAAGGCATTCCTTGGTCAGAATGCAGAAATTGTAAAGCGCCATTTGGTTGCGATGCTTGCGCTGGCGAGGGATATGACGAGATTGATGCGTTTGCAGAATTGTGGGATTCTACCATTAAGAAAATTGACCTTGATTTTTACGGTTGGAATGCTAATCCCTGGGTGTGGGTAATCGAATTTGAGCGGTGCGAGAAACCGGAGGAAATATGAGCAAACGACCAGAAATTACGAAAGAACTTTCTTTAGCGCTTGAAAGATATATAAATCCCAAAAACGACACAAGAATTTATATGGCTAAAGAAGTCACGTTTGATTATGCCACAGGACACGCTATCAGAGTGGATTACATGAGGTTTAAGCCTGTGAACAATACAGTCTCTGGGATTGAGAAAGGGGACTTTTACTGTTACGAGATAAAATCTTCTGTTGAGGATTTTCATTCGGGACATGGTTTGAATTTCATCGGTGACTACAACTATCTTGTAATGCCGGAGGAAGTATATGCGGCTGTATCAAAAGAAATCCCATATTTTGTTGGCGTGATTGTGCCAACAGAAAGCACTTGGCGGAATAACTGGAGAGAACTGACCGTAATCAAGAAAGCAAAGCGCAGAAGTAGAGAAAAAGCATTATCGGAAATGCTTTTTATGATGTTTCGTTCCGCGGCGAGAGACAGATATAAATTATCTTAGTTGGAGGTAAAAAAATTATGGCTAAAGCAGTATTAGTTACGGATATGCCGGAACAGGTTTGCCAGAAATGCACATTGTGCTATGAGACAGAGAATGATGACGAATATCTGTGCTGTGCGACAGGGAAACTTGTACCAGACGGAGAAAAACCGGATTGGTGCCCGCTCCGGGAACTGCCGGAGAAATCAGATCATCCAGAGCATTGTGACAATGGAAGATTCGATGCAGGGTGGAACGAATGCTTAGATGCCATAGAGGGAGGTGCACATGGGAAAGAGCAGAGCGAGTAAGCTGAACGGCTACCCGAGTGCGGTAAGCCGGCAGAGAAACGATGTGTATAAGTTCAAGACCAGAGGTAAGAAAAAATAAATGATTGGATTTGAGTATAAAGGACAGGTTTCCTATATCACGAGGATGGATGATTTCCGTGATTACATGGAACCAGAAGTTTACGAAGCTGTTCGGAAAGCCTTTGAAAATGGTTGCGATGGCGGACTGCGACAGAAATATGAGGAGTTACAGGCTGAATATGATGAACTGCAAACAGAGTATGACATCCTCGAAGATGAGATGGGAGATATTGATGCCGTCCAAGCTGAACTGGAAGAGTGCGAAGAGGAGCGGGATGCGCTACAGGAAAAAGTAGACACACTAACGCATCATATTAAAGAACTTATAAATCAGTATTATCAGCGTTACATAAAGACGGAAGAGATTATTCCGGAATTAGAAAAATTGATATGAAAGGAGCCGGGACCTATCCGGATAAACGACGGGTTTCTGATAAGAAAATGAAAAATAGCGAATTAAAAGAATATCTGAACAGTTTTCCAGACGATACGGAAGTATCTGTAATTATCGCCAATACGAAAGCGAGGAAAAGATATCCATTAACAGATTACCACAGCATTGCGGATATGGAACAGCCAGTGTTTCTACTGGAAATCGGGAAACCGGAAAATCTGGATGATGAAAAAGATACTGATATTCCTGGGCAAACTAATTTTGAGACAGACTTCCCGGAGGTGATGCCACAATGAACATTGAGGAAATAACAATTGAGCAGCTTCGTTTTCGCCGAATTGCGCACAGCGTACCATGCGGTGAGCATAATTACCATGGGCGAATGATAAAAGATTCAAAACTTATAGAAGAATATGTCACGCCTGTAGGCAAATTTCTGCCGGAAGAATGGCTTGAAACAGCAAAGAGAGTTGTCGAATATAACGGATTGACAGCCTTATATGAAAAAATAAAACAGCATTGCCAGACACAGTGCGTGTGGCTAAAAACAGAAAAGCAGATAGAAGAATACGCATTATCCTGCATGGCAAATCATGCATACAAATGTTGGAAGGACTTTATGGAGGCGCCGAAATGATAAATGGGGAGTTAATCGTAGACAACTTCGCCGGTGGCGGTGGAGCTTCTACCGGGATAGAACTGGCAACCGGATATAGCGTTGATATTGCCATTAACCACGATCCGGAAGCAATCAAGATGCACAAAGCAAATCACCCGAACACAAAGCACTACTGCGAAAACGTATGGGCGGTTGATCCGGTTAAGGCTTGCAAAGGACATCCTGTAGCACTTGCCTGGTTCTCGCCAGACTGCAAGCACTTTTCAAAAGCGAAAGGTGGAAAGCCGAAGGACAAGAATATTCGCGGTCTTGCGTGGGTTGCCTGCCGATGGGCGGGATTGGTGCGACCAAAAGTGATCATGCTTGAAAATGTGGAAGAATTTAAAACATGGGGACCGCTTGGGCGGCGGCATCATCCAATCAAGGCAAAGCAGGGAAAGACATTTGAAAAGTTTGTGCAGCAACTTACAGATCTTGGGTATGAGGTGCAATGCCGGGAGCTGATTGCCGCTGATTACGGCGCACCGACCATGCGGAAAAGATTTTTTATGATCGCACGTTGCGATGGCAAGCCGATTGTTTTTCCAGAGCCGACACACGGACCGTCAGACAGCGAAGCGGTTAAGGAAGGACTTGTCAAACCTTATGTTGGAGCATGCACGCAACTTGACTTTTCACTTCCATGTCCGTCCATCTTTGACACATCGGAAGAGATCAAGAAAAAGTACGGAATCAGGGCGGTACGTCCGTTGGCGCCGAAGACAATGGAAAGGATCGCAAGAGGATTAAAAAAGTTCGTCCTCGACAATCCGGAGCCGTTTATTATCCAATGTAATCATGGTGGAGAGCGCAGACCGAACGATATTCGGAAGCCAATGCCGACCATCACTGGAAAGCATGGGTATGGAATTGTGGAGCCGACGCTTGCACCTTATATGGGGACAAATACAACGAATCATCCGGGTGGAAACTGCAAAGATCCGATACATACGATCACCACAGGTAATCAACAATGCCTTATTAGCCCGACGCTTATCCAATACCATTCTGAAACGGCGCAGGGAGAAGTTCGGGGACAGATGATTGAAGATCCTATAATGACGGTGGACGGATCGAACAGATATGGACTGGTCACATCATTTTTGAGTAAGTTCTATAAGTCTGGAATCGGACAGGACGAAAGAGAGCCACTACATACAATCACAACATCAGCCGGACATTTTGGCGAGGTCAGAGCATTTCTGATTAAATACTACGGGCAGGGAACCGGACAGGATATTAAGGAGCCACTTGACACGGTAACTGCACGGGATAGATTCGGATTAGTGACGATTGAGGGTGTAGATTATCAGATCGTTGATATCGGACTGCGGATGTTGGAGCCACGGGAACTATATGGATGTCAGGGATTCCCGGACGACTACATCATTGACCATGATTATACCGGCAAGACGTATCCGCGGAGCGAACAGGTGCGCCGATGCGGTAATGCTGTGTGTCCACCGATACCGGCAGCATTAGTCAGGGCAAATCTTCCGGAATTGTGCGTAGCGGAACGTATGCCGAACATGAGGATCGAGTCAGAGCAGACCGGACAGCTCCGGTTTACATGAGGTCAAACAGCTATAGCTCCGCCAGCAGTAATGCGGCGGGGCGGAAAGAGAGGATAAATAGATGGAGAAATTTTTTACAATTAACAAAGACAGTGATTTTTATAAAGCATATGTACAGTATCAGAAAGATGTAAAAGCGAATGCGCAGGCATTTAAGAAATTTTCGGAGGAACACGGGATTGAGTCGACGCAATATATTCCAGACGATAGAGCGGTAATAATTATTCCAACTGAAAATGATTTGCAGAAATTTCAGGGTATGTTTACAAAAAATAAATTATATTACGAAAACGGTGTTAGACGTTTCAGAGCAAACTGCCAAATTACCAAGGATTGGCTTGAGATTGCAAAGACGGTACCAAAGCCGAAAAAACCGAATTACTTCTGCTACGGAATGAGATTTTGTGGGAAATATAGCACAAGGTGCTTTATGATCGGCGATGTTTTATATGGTTCGGCGGAGAATGTAGAAGTAAAGCTACTCGACTTTATGACAGAAATTAAAGCGAGCGAGTTTTATAAGGCAATCGAGGAAGAAGAGAGCAGAGAAAAGGAGCAGTTATGAAAAAGAAAATTTTAGCAGCAATTTTAACAGCAACACTCTTGATCGCCGGATGCAGTGACATGGCAAACGTCAGCGCAGGGCAGGATAATACGATGGTATTGGTAGAAAGTGAGCTGAATTACAGTATCTACGCGGACAAAGACACGGGTGTCATGTATCTGAAAAGTTGGAATGCTAAGGGATGCGGCATTACCGTTATGCTTAATGCAGACGGTACACCGAAGATTTGGCAGGGAGAAGAATAAAATATTGGAGGATATTGGCTTATGAAGTTTTCAAAACTGACTAAGCCAGAGCTTGAAGTAATTATTGAAAACGCCAATTTTACGGAGCAGGAAGAGGAAATATTTTCTCTTCTTGCCCGTGGATTTATACCAAAAGAAATATCAATGAAAATTTGTATTCCGCTAAGAACAGTAGAAAGGCGTATCTTTGATATAAAGCAAAAAGTCAAGAGATTGGAAGGTGATTTAAACGGAAAATCTTTCTAAAAGTGAATTGTTGAATTTTGCCGTTGAAAATGGTATTATCGACATAGACACCATTCAGAAAAAAATTGAGATGAACGAAAGGAAGAAATTTATTGAAAAACACAACTACAGCATTTGGGAAGGAAAAGACGGTAAGTTTTACACATATTTGCCCGATGAAGAAAGCCAGAGAGGGAAAAAACTTGTAAAAAGAACATCTGAAAAGGCGATAGAGGACGAGATAGTGAAGTTTTATAAAGCCATGGAAGATGAACCGACAATCAGCCAAGTATATTCTAGCTGGATTTCTGAAAAATTGGAATATGGTGAAATAACAAGACAGACAAAGGACAAGTACGAAACGAATTTCAAAAGATTTTTTGAAAATAAGTATTTGCCGATTGCAAATAGAAAAATCCGGTATATTGACGAAGAAATATTGGAATCATTCATAAAAACAGCTATTTCAAAGCTGGAACTTACGCAGAAAGCGTACTCCGATATGCGGATATTGATTAACGGAATTTTCAAATATGCAAAGAAAAAACATTATACCAGCTTAAGCATAACCAGTTTCATGGGTGATTTAGAAATTTCGGAAAAGTCATTTAAAAGGAATCATAAGTCTGACAACGAATTAGTTTTTTCTAAGGATGAAGAACTTTTGATTGAACAATTCATAATGGAAGACCAGCCTACGTTGATTGAACTTGGAATTATTTTGGCATTTAAAACAGGACTAAGAGTTGGAGAAATATCCACGCTTTCATGGTCAGATATTGAAGAAAATAAGATACATATATCAAAGACAGAAATACGATACAGAGATGATAGTGGCAAATACGTGTTTGATGTTCAGAATTTTCCAAAGAGCGATGCCGGATTTAGAGATGTTATAATTACCGAAGATACCAATGAACTTATGAGAAAAATAAAAATGCTTAACCCTTTTGGAGAATATATTTTTATGAAAAACGGTAAAAGGATAAAAGGACAAGCATTTACAAGACGTTTATATGTGATCTGCGATAAGGTTAAAATTGGTGAGCGCTCAATTCATAAGGCGAGAAAAACATATGCTACAAAGCTTATAGATGGAAATGTTCCAGAATCTGTAATAAAAACGCAAATGGGTCATACTGATATTAGAACAACGCTTGACCATTATTATTTTAATAATAAAACAGAGAGTGAGATGCAAGAATACATTGCGAAAGCACTATCGATGTAAAAGGTAACACGAGGTAACACCTTTAGGTGTAAAGAAACCTAGTATTTATGCGGGTTTGCGGGGTTTGATACCGAGTTCAAATCTCCCTTCCGCTACTTTATTTTTGTTTAAGAAAACCTTGTGAAGCCTTGATTTTACTGGAAGAAAGGAGATTCTGAATGGTGCCTTTTCTGAAAGTAAAAATCAAAGGTAACACCAAAGGTAACACGAACAAACGTACGAACGCTTAATGCGTTCTTTTTTATTGCAATTTTGGCGGTGATACGGCGGGAAACAGGCGTTATTTAGACGGTATTCTGGCGGTTTTACCGTATTTTTTTATGCCACAATATAAGCAAAGGGAGGGATGATAATGTTTTCTGACGATGTTCTTGAGAAAATTTTTGCCAGAAAAGAATTGCAATCATTAGATTTGTCAACGCAGTCATCTATCATTCACGCAATTGAGGATGTTTTGGAGGAGGTTGAAGAAAATGAACATGAACGGAGTTTATCCGGCACCGGGCTATAGTCAGCAAATTCCTTATCAGGCATCATATGGGTATAATCCATATGGTAATCAGCAAAGAATTGAACAGCCACAAAATTATTTTCAACCGGCGCAAACACAGCAAATTCAGCAGCCACAAATGACGCCTATTGGAATAAATGGAAAAATTGTGCCTTCTGTTGAAAATATTACTGCAAACGATGTGCCTATGGATGGAAGCGTGGCGTTTTTTCCAAAGCAGGATATGTCGGAAATATACGCAAAAAGCTGGAACGCAGATGGTACAATCCGCACAATCGTTTTTAAGCCGGTTTTAAATGATATGACTAACAATTTATCACATGAGACGGGAAAAATGAAATTTGACCTATCAGACGAGTGCACAGGGGCATTTATGGGAAAGTTTGATGAACTGTTTGGGAAAATTGAACAGTTAGAGGAACGCATTGGTAAAATTCCGGTTCCACAGAAAAAAACTTCTCAAATTAAAAAGGAGAGTGAATCCGAATGAATCTGATGCAAATGATTTTGAATCAAATGATAAATTCTCCGCAGATACAAAATAATCCAATGGCTAAAAATGCCATGCAGATGTATCAAAGCGGAGACAGTAATGGCTTAAAATCAATGGCAGAAAATCTTTGTAAAGAAAGAGGAATTACAATAGATGAAGCAAAGCAAAAGGTTATGAGTATGTTTAATCATTAGTACATTTTGGGTTGCGCGCACAATAACCGGTTATCCCATTTGTAAATAAATCAGATGGAGGTAAACAAAATGTTTAATGGAAACGCATCTCCTAGTCTTGCTGATATTGCAGCAGTGACAGGAAACGGAAGAAACAATGATGGCATGTGGGGCGGCGATGGCTGGTGGGCTATCATTATCTTCGCTATGATTTTTGGCTGGGGCGGCTTTGGCGGCAATGGCTGGGGAGGAAACGGAGGCATGGGAGCGACAGCATCTGCATACACCGACTCTGCAATTCAGCGTGGATTTGACACGCAGGCTATCATCGGGAAGTTAGATGGTATTGCAAATGGTCTCTGTGATGGATTTTACGCACAGAATACCGCCGTTATGAACGGTTTCCATGGTGTAGACAATGCAATCTGCAACCTTGGATATCAGACGCAGCAGGGATTTAATACCACAAACGTAACACTTATGCAGGCACAGAATGCTTTGCAGTCCCAGCTGGCTAATTGCTGCTGTGAGACCAGAGAAGCTATCCAGGGCGTGAACTACAATATGGCGCAGAACACCTGTGCGCTGCAGAACACCATGAACAGCAACACGAGAGACATTATTGACAGTCAGCAGGCAGGAACAAGGGCAATCCTTGATTACCTGTGCCAGGAAAAGATTTCTTCCTTACAGGCAGAAAATAACGACTTAAGAAGAGCCGCTTCACAGGATCGCCAGTCTGCATTGCTCACTACTGCAATGTCGGCACAGACCCAGCAGATCATCAACGCTGTAAATCCAGCTGCAATCCCGGCATATGTTGTGCCAAATCCTAACGCTTATGCGTATGGTTGTGGATGCAACACAGGATGTAGCTGCTAAAAGTAGTTGCTACACAAAATTGAATAATTGAGTATCTTAATTGAGTTTAACTCGACTATGTCTGCAAAAGCAGTATTACTTATAAGCGCAAAGGGCAGACTGAAATATGTTTGCCCTTTATTTCATGAATAGGAAGGTAGAATACATGGACGAAATTAAAAATAAATTTATCGAAGCAATCAAAAAGATTGATTTTGAAAAGCTTAACATTTCGGAGCTTAAAACTCTTGCGGAAATAACTGGATCAGTAGAAAAAATGGCAAAAAAAGATTATTCTGAGCTATTGATGGAAAAATTTTCTCCAGACCACGGATTTGTTTTTTCGAGCTCCGATACAAAAACAATAGCAGAATTAAAATAAGGAGGTCATATTATGGCAGAATTTACAGGAATTGCATTACAAACAGTTGCGCAGGGAGAAGATGTGGCATTTACAGAAACTCCGGTATGCGCAACAAAATGCATTGTTCATAGACAGGGAAGTGGCATTGTTAAATTAAGAGGACTTACAAATCAGTGCCGGGCAAGATTTTTGGTATCTTATTCTGGAAACATTCAAATTCCTACAGGTGGCACAGTTGAAGCTATTTCACTGGCTATTGCAATTGATGGAGAACCGTTGCAGTCAACTCGAATGATTGTTACACCGGCGGCAGTTGAAAACTTCTTTAACGTTTCGGCGCAGGCATATGTGGACGTTCCTCGCGGTTGCTGTGTTACGGTAGCGGTACAGAATACGTCTGCGCAGGCAATCGAAGTTCAGAACAGCAATTTAATTGCAGTCCGGGAAGCGTAAGGAGGGCGGTTTTATGGATATTAAGAGAATGCACGAAATGATCGAAAAACTGTCTGAAAGCGCAGAGTGTGAGTTTGCAAAAGGTATCGAATGTGTAGATACAGAAGAGATGGGAAAAGTCACGGACATGCTTAAAGACCTTGCGGAAGCCATGTATTACCGGACGCTTACAAAATCAATGGACGAATCAGACCCAGAGCAGGTTCTTGATATGTTTGAGCGTTACGGAGACGGCAGACGGTATTATGACCGTTACCGGTATGCAGACGGCAGATTCGCGCCAAAGGGAAGAGGTACGCGCCGCGGATATGAAGAACCTCCGTACTGGCACATGACACCGGAAATGTACCGGGAAATGGAACACGACCGTGATATGGATCGTCACTCTGGCAAAATGTATTACACAGAGCCTACAATTGCGGCAGATGGCGGTATGCGTGACCGCAGAGAGGGTAAAAGCGGAATGAGCCGCAGAAGCTACATGGAAAGCAAAGAGCTTCACAAAGGCAATACGCCGGAGGACAAGGACGCAAAGATGCATGACCTTGAAAAATACATGAAAGAGCTTTCGGAGGATATGGCGGAACTTATCTCCGACATGACGCCGGAAGAGCGCACAATGACAAAAAGCAAGCTGTCAACGCTTGTTTCCAAAATGTAATGGCAGGGGCAGAAATGCCCCTGTTTGTTTGAACATTGACAACTGAATATCAGCTAGTGATTTGTGGATTTGGAAATTTTTCAAAAAGGTATTGACTTTTTGTACGTACTATTATATATTAAATGTGCGTACAGAAAGAAGGTGCTGAGAATGTCTCCACGCACAGGCAGACCTAAAGTTGACAATCCTATGAATGAAAGACTTTATGTTCGAGTATCGAAGCAAGAAAAAGATGAAATTATGAAATTTTCATCAGAAAGTGGATATTCCATATTAGAACTTATAAGAGCGGGGATTGAAAAGCTAAAAGGTCAAAAAAAATAAGAAGTTGCCACGCTACCAACGAAAACAACTTCTTATCAACCGAGATAACTCTCTGTGAAATATTTTATCATAGAGAGTATCTCTTTTCAAGAAAAAATTGAAAGGCAGGAAAAATCTATGAGAAACATTGAAGAAATTGTAAGAACGATACTTAATAGTGACGCGCTGATGGAGAAAGTGAATCATGTTGTGGAAATCGAGAGGATGAAGTATAACCGTGGTTGGAGTACCGAGACGGACATTGATAATTTTTCTCCGATTGGTTTTCGCAAAGTGGTAACATCAGCCATGAATTTGCTCGGACTGCCGAACGAATCCGATGAGGTTGATATTGCCAGCGAAATTCTTAAGGACATTTTCAGAAATGAAATCATAAAAAAGGATGGAACTTATTTACCGAGCCAAATTGAGCAGTACAGATCGTTGCTTTCTCGGCTTGCAATCCAATGTGATAACGAAAAATTGTTGCGCGGCGTTGTAATATTTATGGCAGATTTGAATGATGAGGACGTAATAGATCACGACGGTATTTACCGCCTTGTAAAGAAAGGCGGTGCAAGATGAAAGAACAGCTGATAACGGAAATCCAGAGCATACAGGACGAAAAATTTTTGCAGTTTATTTTGAACACAATTATTTCATTTAAGCAGAAATGGGGGATTTGCTGATGAACAATATTCATATGAAACAATTAGAACAGACGTTAACCAGTATGGAAGTTTCGGAAATGGTTGGGAAAGAACACGGCAAATTATTGAAAGATATACGGCGATATACATCGCAAATCGCCCAAGCCAATATTGGCTTGGGCAACGAGAGCAAAATTGCGTTGGTTGATTTCTTTCGAGAAAATACATATAAAGATGCTAACAACCAAAGCAGACCTTGCTACGACATTACCAAGAAAGGATGCGAATTTATCGCGCACAAGCTGACCGGAGTTAAGGGGACGGCTTTCACGGCTCAATACATCAATCGCTTTCACGACATGGAACAGGATCTGAAAAATACGCAGGCTGAAATTCCGGAGAAAGACCCGTTTGAGCACTGGGAGATTCGATGGAAACATGAAACGGAAACATGGTTTTCAAAGAACAACTGGAAGTTAAGTATAATCCTAGAACGGTTTGGTTGGACTCGAAAATTTTTATACCACAAGATTCTCGTGGAATTATCGGATCTGCACAACTTACGCGCAATCGAAAAGGCATATTACGCCAGTTATGGATATCCACCGGAATACGCTCTTGATCTGCTTGATTTTAATAGAGACCTCAACGATACGGCGACAAGATACATCAATTACCTACTTATTGAAGAATAAAAGGTAAAATAAGCATGAATTTAGAAACCACTAGCTGATATTTGGCTGGTGGTTTCTTTTTTGGAGGTAAAATATGTTTTTAATAAATGGTATTGAATGGAAAATAAAATTTGTTCACGGCGCAAGTAATAAATTGATGCGCTCTGATGGCTCTACAAGCCTTGCTGTGACAGATTGGAACGACAGAGCTATATATGTTTCAGATAAACCGAAAAATGGTTATTTGCGCAAAATACTGGCTCATGAGCTTTGCCATTGTTTTTGCTTTTCCTATAACATTCATATGCCAATCGAGCAGGAAGAGTATCTCGCGGACTGGATAAGCCTGTATGGGGCAGATTTGATTTATTTGCTGGATGATTTGATGACAAACATTGATTGGAGGGCGGCATAGTGGACAAAATAGATGAATTGTTAATGTATGTGCAGAAGACAAACCCTGGAATGACAAGGGAAAAGTTGATAGATGAACTAAACAAAAGCGATTATGCCGCAAAAGCTTTACTTTTTACTTCCGAAAACTTTCGGAAAAATTTCCAATCCCCCCTACCTTAAGAATTGGACAAGGATTTTCGTTTTTTAATTTTTAAAAAATTTTTGAAATTTTCGCCAAAATATTCGGAAAAAATTTGATACCCCCCTAGGTTCAGATTTCGGCACGAAAAACCGTTTTTGAGATTTTGAGAATTTTGTTAAGATTTTTGCAAAATTTTTTTGAAACTTTTTTACAAGTGCAAGTTCAGATTGCACTCATCCATGCTCTGGTTGTACTTGATCTTGCTATGTGCCGTCGTCCGCTTGGAAGCGCTGAAATAATGCAGACGCGGAAACCTCCGCACAAATGCGCAAAATGAGTACAACAAATAAAGCAAATGTCTACGTGACATTGCAATTATAGGCGCGCACATTCCTTCAAGTCATTATATGCACAAACTCGCCAAAATGTCAATGTGCAACGCGGCTGCTCTGTGGCAACAAGTACAACCATAAAATCCACAGCGCGTCAGGAAATCCCCTGGAGTGCTAATGATAACGCGCATATTTGCGCGCTTTTTTTGCACGCTGTACTCCACGGCATATTGATAAAAGCAATCCGGGGGAATTGCCCCCGGAACATTGCACCGCCTGCACTTGCTTAAATGATAACACCCAATTTCATGCAATCCATTTTTCGATCACAAAGGACGCGCCACTTTTCGGGATCCCCTTTGATGTTTTCGGCGGTTCTGGTTTCCACCCATTCGTTCCGCGCTTTAATGTACGCGCTTTTTGCGTCGTCTTTTTTTGTTTGTAAGTTTCCCATAAATCCCATAATTTAACCATCCTTTCATTGTGCGCCCTGTCTCATCGGTGCAGGTGGGGCGGTTCCTGCAGACGGTGGGAATCTCCACCGTTTCGACTAATTTTCGCAATGTGTTAAAACAGATATAAAAAAGGCTTCAACTTCAAGCATTCTTGGATTGTCAAAATCAACCTCTTTTTTCCAACGCTCTAATTCTGCCTTTATTTCTTTCTTTGTTCCATACTGATTGCAAGGCATAGATAGGTTTTTGATTTCTCTTTCTGTACCAAAGCAATAATCTCCATAGTATTCATCATGAGCTAATACAAAGCCGCTTTTATTTGCTAATATCTTCATTTTTAACACCTTTCATTTTATATTTTTGCTTGTCTCATCAGTGGCAAGGTTGCAACCCTACACCAGACCGCCGCGCGGGCGGTTTCGACTATTCGCAAATTTTCCGAAAGATGTCTATTGTAATATTTGCAGCGGCTCTTTTTTTATCCGAAACGTAGCCGCGGCGCTTGCTTTTCAAGGCTTTTTCTGCCTGCTTAAGATTTCCAATTCCCCAGTTTCCGGCTTTTTCAAGTTTTTCCCATTCTTCCGGCGAAACCTTTATAGCTTTAAGCGTTTTCGGGTTAATGCTAAAGCATTTACTGTCTTCTGGGTGCAAAAGCTGACACAGCGGAATATATTCATGCGTTCCCATGTTCTCGCCGATATTCCAGACAAAAAATCCTTTCGGAATTTTTGTGACAATCTCAAAAACGTCTGTTTTACCAATTGCTGTAGTGGTATAAATTTTATTGTTTTCAATTCTTAAATTTTCCATAAATTCCCTTTCTGGTCTGCCATCATCAGAGCCGGGAGACCATTCCGCGGCTGACGCTCCAGATCGGAGCGTTTCGGCTATGCTCTACAGATTTCATAAACATTTTCTTTGATGTGTTCAAAGCCAACTTTTTCAAAAATCCCGACCCCGTAAAAATCAGCTGTAAGCTCTCCGAAATGGTTATACTCCCAGTTGATACCGTTTCTCTTAAATTCCTGGACTGCATTACCGTTTTTACTTCCTGTTCTTTTCATGCTGCTTCCCTCGCTTTCGTTTGTTTACTTGTTGATATTATAGTACATTATATACGGTGTAATTTCAATGCACAAATACACCAAAAATAAAGCAAGAATGCGCTGACAAATTTGTGCATTATTTATAATGTAAATTGCTTGAAACGTGTTTATAAATAATGTATAATGATCTTTATAAAAGATCGGAGGTGTTAAATTGCTTAAGTACAAAATAGATGTTTTGGAGACGCTAAAAGAGAGTGGATATAACACAACAAGACTTAGGCGCGAAAAGCTTTTAGGCGAAAATGCCATACAATCGCTACGACGCGGTGATATGGTCGGGATTATTGCTCTCGAAAAGATATGCACCTTATTGGATATGCAGCCAGGCAACATTATAAAACATGTAGAGGATGGTGCGGAAACAAATACTTTAAAAAAAATGTAAAATCATATTGACAATACATTATAAAAGGTGTATTATAATATTGTCGAAAGGCAATAAGGCGAAAGCCAGAAAGGGCAGCGCAAAAGCCGCCCAGTAACAACAAGCAAGATTAAGCAAAGGAGAATGAATTATGATGAAAAAGCATGAGTTTACAAATGGAGAATTAACAGAAAAGGCAATGGAAGTTTACAGCAACAGCAGCTTTACTTTTTGGGAAGACGGCGCCACTTTTTATTACAGCGACAACCCCAAAAGCGAAAAAGTAGAGCTTGGCGATCTGGATGATGTAAATGAGTTTTTAGAGGAGTTTTTCGGGAAAGTTTTGAACAGCTACGGAGTTTTAATAGATTTTAACGCCGCGATGCAGTTGACAGACGACGATTTGCGCGAGGAAATCCACCGAGAGCTGGCGCCGTGCTCGGAGCAGGAGTTTTTTGACGAGTACGCGAAGCGGCACGAAGAGAAGTTTGGCGAGGTTTGGGAGTTAGCAAAAGAAAACCCGCAGTATTAGGACATAATGCAATTATTAACAGGCAGGCGTTAGGTCTGCCTGTATTTGCTTGCAAAGGAGATTTTTATGATTAAAAAATGCGTGATATGCGGCAAAGAATTTAAGTGCTCCCCAAGCGACAAAAAGGTTACGTGCTCTCCGGATTGTAGATCAATAAGGGCAAGCCGGACACACAAAGGCAAGCGGAACAAGTGGAGCGAGGCGTCGAAAGAAAAGTTAAGAGGAAAAGGTCTGACTAACAACCTACAAAAAGGCACGCCGGCAGCAAAAAAAAACCCTAATAGTGGGCGATACGAAACAAATGTAAATGCAAAAAACTGGCACCTTATATCCCCAGACGGCAAACATTATTGTTTTAGATCATTAAATTTTTGGCTAAGGGAAAACTGCGAGGAGCTATTTGATTGTGCCCCGGATAGCGCGCAATTTCGGAGCATAACATCAGGATTAAGCAGGGTTAAACGGTGCGTCATGGGAAAACTTCCGCCGGATCAGCGCCCAGGGTACACATACAAGGGTTGGACGGTTGTCCCGACAGGAGACGACGTCACAGATATAGCGCCAGACAGACAAAATAAAAGTTAATAATCTGGTAATAAATGGAGATATTTTCTATCTCTCTTTTTTGATTTATTTTAACGTTTATGCTTTAAAGTGGTAAATTTTGTATACAGAATGGATACGAAATGGAAACGTAGATAAGATTAGTATATTCTCTCCAATACATTGTATTTTTTATCAAGGAGTAAATAATATATAATATATATCAACAGTACAAAAAATCATAAACCATATACTTTAACGCGCGCGGATATAATCTATATATGCGATATACCCAGTAGTTTAAATTTATACTTGACAAAGGCTATACATAAATGATATTGTTATCGTAAATCAAAAAGCATCCGGGCAACAGAGAGCGCACAGGACCCGGAGAACGGAAACGGAAGTCATGCAGCCGGTACAATTAAGATCTTGATGATCTCGATTGTATCGGTTTATTTTTATGGTTCAGAAAGGAGGTATATATATGTCAGATGCACAGAGAGCGGAAAGAGTAGATATAGACGAGATATACAACGATGACATTGACAAATATATACACCTCTGGATGGATGACAGAAATATAACGGATATGTGCAAGGTATCACAAAATAGGTGGTATAACTGTTGTCAGTATGTATATGACAATGTTTTTAAAATCAACCCTGTATACCTTAAAGATGATAATCATATTAGCAATCAATATGATATTGACAAGGTCAATAAAGTCTTAGATATATATATAAGGCTTTGCAATGATTATGAGAAAGTAATAAATATAGTTGGGTTTACTTTTTTTACTGGCATACATAGAGATACACTTAACGGATGGGTAAATGGCGAAAGGCTAGGCTCCACGGCTTCCGACGTTTGCAAAAAGATTGACCAAATGCGGGAAGAAAGCCTTGTAGGTTTACAGATCTCCGGGAAAAACAATCCCATGTGCTACATGCCGTCACTCAACAAGTACTGCGGCTTTAATATGCCGGGTGTAAGAGACCAGGGAGCCAGATCCAGAGCTTTGACAGCTTCGGAGCTCCCCAAACTGGGAGGCTTGAATTGTGCGAGATTGCCGGACAACTTTGACAATTCAAGCCCGGATAATGGTGAAATCGTGATAGACAATTCAAACAATTCAAACCCCAGTATTTAAGCGCCTTACGCCGCATGCTTTCGTTTAAACAGTTTAAGAAACTTAGGTTTAACGAATAGTTAGAACGCAAACAGAGAATTGCACGAACAATTAGAACAATTTAAAACAAAGGCAAACGCCGGAAGAAGCAGCCAGCAGACAGGGGAGGGGGTTAAAAAAAGCTAGGGAAAGCCCACTACTAAGCCCCATAAATATTCCCAAAAACAAAAAGACCACATCAGATAAACAGAATTTAAGACTTCCAAGATAAATTTCAAATTCACATCAGATAAATTTCAAAAATTACATTCGATAACGATTTTCAAAAATTTTTCAAAAACAAAAAGGCGGTACATTTATGGGATGTCAAAGAGTCAAAGTTGTAAATCTAAATGAAGGTTGGATGGGAACTGAATGCTACATAGATGGCAGGAAAATAAATAATGTACGGAGCGTAGACTTCCGTGTTGCAGTAGACGAGATTCCGCAGTTCACTTTTGAAACAATTGGAATGCCGGATATAGACATGGGTGGAGTTGTTAGATTCCAATTCACACCGGAAACAGTTCAGCAGGCATCCATAGTGTTGCGAAACGAGCTGATTGCCAATAAAGATTTACGCGGCACATTTTTGACAAGTATGATAAGTGCATTAGATGATGACTTTTGGAACAGTAGAGAAACTGCCGGGAATCAGCTTGATATTGGATATGACGATTTCAAAGAAGCAGCAGAACTTATGCTGAATCGTTTGATTGGAATTGAGAAAGAGGAGAAAAATACATGACCGGAAATGAATACCAGGAATTAGCTATGCGTACAAATGACCATAAGGCAACAGATAGATTGCTTGGAAATATGTTGACATGCGATATGAAATATCTGTTACAGGAAAATTTGATTGCAGAAGATGAACGACATCTTGACATTGGTGGTATTTTCAATTCTTGCCTTGGATTGTCCGGTGAAATTGGAGAGTTTAACGACGTGATTAAAAAGTGGATTTTTCACGAAAAACCGCTTGATGTTGAACATGCCAAGAAAGAAGCAGGAGATATTTGCTGGTACCTAGCAATGCTTTGTGAATCCTTCGGTTGGAGCCTTGATGAGATTATGCGGATGAACGTAGACAAGCTTAAGGCGCGTTATCCGGAAGGGTTTAACGTTGAAAGAGCGAACCACAGAGCGGAGGATGACGTGTAATGTCAGAATGCAAACAGTGCTGTGTCACTTGTAAATATAGTTCATACGACAAAATTCAGGGCTATGTATGCGTGAACGATGAAAGCGAATATGTCGGAGATTATGTAGAAAAAGAGTTTTCTTGTCCGGATTGGGACGGATCGGAGGAAGATGAATGAGGGTTGTGTCACAGAAAAAAGATGCTTCATATGATTTTGACCGGACCGAATTTAGAACAAGCTATGAATGCATAAGCGCTACTTTTGATGGAAGAACTTTTGTCATTGGGAAATATGCTACACCAGAACGAGCAGCAGAAGTATTTATGGACATGCATAAAGCATATGCGCCTGTACAGGTAGTTTGCACAAATATGGACGAGAAACAAGTCTCTGCATTAGTTGCAGCATCTCAAAATGCACCGATTAGATGCGTCGAGATGGATGATCCAAGGATGGCAGTAACAGTATTTGATAGCCTTGTTTACTATATGCCGGAGAAATAGATTGCTTGCATTGCTCGTTTGCCAAATGGTAAGGCACCGGGTTTTGATCCCAGCATTTATCGGTTCGAGTCCGGTACGGGCAGTTTTGAAAATGGAGGTAAATCATGTTGATTTTAAAAACAGTCATAACAACATTTGATGCCATTGTGATTTTGACGTTTTTCTTGCTTGGAAGAGATAGCAGAAACGAAAAGGACGCTGTGGCAGTCTGGGGATCACTTATTGCATTGTTTCTTGTCAATATATTTGCAATGTGGAGATGATGATATGGTTTTGTATGACCCGATATTTGGTATTGGCTTCCTGCCGGAAATTTTAACTACGGTCGGAAGAATACATATAAGCAGAAAAAAACATACGGGAGAAACCGACGTTCTGGATCTTGACAGTGACGCTGAGCACCAGTCTGAGAAGTCGGAGCATCCAGTATAGCTTAAGTCCACTGGCATTCGGTTTTTGCAAGAAAAAACTCGGCGCAAGCAATTATTCGGTGTTAGTGGACGTCGGCAAAATAAAAAGATCAAAAATACTATCATAAACGGCGCGCTATGCGCGCTGTGACGGAACGTAGCTCAGAGGAAAGAGCAATCTTTTCATTCTTCTATGTACTGAATTGATGGCGCAGGTTCAAGTCCTGCCGTTCCGATTGAGAGATAGGTTTAAAGCTTATCTCGGAATACGAAAAGTTCGTATTTCTCCTTTCGCTACTAGGAAGTTTCTGTTAAGGACGGTGCGAGACCGTTCGGTGGCGTTTGCCGCGGAGTGCGGCAAGGCGGAAGAACGCTTGGTGTTGGATGATGGTTGTCCCGTAATTTGCTGACGAGCAATACAGGCGGATTCCTATTGATAGTTCGGGTGCCTATCCCACGGTGCCTGAGCTGTCAAAAATGCAATTAGGCTGTGGCGGAAAAAGGTAGACGCTTAAGCATAAAACAACCACGCTTTGGTTAGGAACAAGTCATTGAATTAACAAGGCAATGAAGGAACCTGTTAAGGGTGTTACCCGTTGTGGAAAGTCGTTGTTATGTGAGGTGCAAATCCTCACCAGCCTATTTCCTGTGATATCGCACAGGATAGTGCAACGCATGGCACGAAAAATATGATTGCTAACCGTCGTATGGCGGTTTTCGTGGATGGCAAGAAAGGTATTTGCCGGAGTAAGACGCTTCGTGAAACTGATAGTCGAAAGGTTTCAAGTGCAAGGTTCAAGTCCTTGCTCCACGATGGTGCCGAGCTGATTGATACTTTGATTGATGTATAAATATGGTTTTAAATTGTGCAAATTGTGGCGCACCAATTGAAAGTGACAAGAAAGCGTGCCCTTATTGCAAAACTCCATATGGTTTCCGTACGAAGATAGAAATGGAACCATATATTGATTCAAACGGAAGGATTTGCAGACATGAACCGGAAATGATAGAAGTAACAACTTTGGAAGATTGTGAACCTAGGTTTATGAGGAAGTGATTGAAATGTGTGAATTTTGCAAGGATTATGATAATAACAGAATATTCGGCGCTAATATTCCCATTCAGAAGTGTGCAAATGAAACGAATTTGACAAATGCGCAAATTATGATGAATACAGGGGACAAAGTCCCCGGAATTGTGATTTATTCAAACCACTGTATGGCGAAAGGATACTTTGATATTGCATTTTGCCCGATGTGCGGAAGAAAGTTGGTGGAGGAATGAAACATCAAAAAGAATGGCAAACTTGCGACAGGTGCGGGGCTGAAATTAAAAAAGGAATATTGTGCGGAAATTCGATTACAAAGAATGGTATTTTAAATGTCACATACGACTTGTGCTATAAATGTATGGAAGATTTTGAGGAGTTTATGAGAAATGAGTAATGTAAAGGATTGTTCAATTTGCAAATATTGTGATGAGGATTTTATTTTTGACGAAGAGACAGGGGAAGAATATCCCTTTTACACTTGCACCAAAGGGAATGATACAGACCTAGATTACAAGTGCAAGGATTTCAAGGAATACAAGCCGAGAAAATATAGAGAAAAAGATACAGAGTGCGATAAATGCGAACATCTTAAGACTTGTCTTGACAAGGACAATGTTATTGATTGCAAAACAATCTCTGATACAAGAAGCCATTATATATGTGGCAAAACGGGGTGTATTAAGAACTATGAGTAAATTTCAAATGCCTGAAAATGTGATAATTCCAAAAGCTAGAGTTGAAAAAGCAGGAGAAGAAGTAATGTCGGTTGCGTTTGATTTGGGCTTGGAAACAGGAGAACGACCGTTAGCAATGGTATTTGAGAACTATAAAGGGAAAACCTATATCAGAAAGCTTCTCAAAGATGATGAAGCGTTAGAATTGCATAAGTTGTTGACAGAATAGGAGTTTTGACAATGAGCATGGCAGAAGTAATTAAATCAATAGAGCGTGAAGCACTTAGAGAAGCACAATCGCGCGAAATAGGCGGTAGAAACGGCGAGCCTATAGATTGTTCCACTTTAGAAGATGAACCTGTTATTGTGGCAAATAACGAGGCAGACAGGCAAAAATTGTATGAATGTTTTTATGAACAAGAGCCTATCGAACCTAATAATAAAAAATGCAACCTGACCTTTTGCCGATATAACACAGACAGAGAATGCACCAATGACGAGAAAAGAAAAGAATGTGCCGAAGTTTCAAGAAAAGTGTTGTGCATAAATGAAGAAAACAAAAAGTAAAATAATCATTAAAACAAGAACTGGCGGTTACACAAAGATTTATGCTAACGGAAAATGGCAGAAAAAGGTATACAACATAGACTTCCATGCGGACAGCGTTGGATATGTTGGAAATGGCATAAATATTTCGTGCGTGTTTGATAGATACAAGACGGACAAAAATGGAGTTCAAATTTATAACGTCGAAAATAATGAATTTGAGGTAGAACACTGTACAGCAATAATTTAAGCTGTATATCAGAAGAAAGGAATCATTATGAAAAAGAAAATAATATGCTTTATTTTATGTACATTGTTTTTATTATCTTTGATTGGATGTAAAAAGTGTGTTGATACACAATATTCAAGTGTTACTGTTAAGGTAGTGGATGAATACCACAGAGCAGCATATATAACACCGATTTTTAATGGTAAAACAACAACAATAATTACACATCCGGCAGTTTACAAGATTACTGTTGAATATAATGGCAAAGAATATGCTATATCCGGGAGTGACACATATAATAAATATTTAAATAAAATTGGAGAATCCGTCACGGCAATTTTAGAAACAAAAATATATGATGATAAAACAGAAAAATACAACATAAAAAAATTGGAATAAAAAATTACCGGCTAACAAATGGAGTTAGTCGCTAACCAACAAAAATTATTGGCAGAGGTCTTAAGGCACTTCTGCTTTTTTGCGGAGGTGCTTTTCTTTTGGCAAGTTCAAGCCTAATTTCCACAGTAAATGGATATGAAAATTACATACAGGTGCATGGCGTTGATGAACAGGTTATGGATGCCATGGCAGAAGCGGCAAGAGTAGCCATTCTGACAGAAAAAGATGTTGAGTATGGATTAAAGGTTTCTGCCAGAGCGAAAGAACTGACGGAGCAGTTTATTTTTCAATCTACAGGTGGCACACCATGGGATTTAGAGAAATATTCATTCCAAAACAAGGTATCTTATGAAATTCTGGACAAATATTACGGGATTTTGCTTTTGGAAGCGCAAAACAAAGTTGTGGATAGTGCTTTCCAGTATTTGGAAAAGAAAAGAGAGCCTAAAGAGCGGTTTTACATGCCAAGAAGAAAGCAATTTCTAAAAATAGGGCTTACACAGGCTTTACAAGGCATGATTGATGATAGATATGACATCCTGTGCGTATCCCTTGTTCCGGGAGCAGGCAAAACAACGGTAGAAAAAATGTTTCACGCGCTTGTTGCCGGATGGTTCCCTAGAGATTTCAGCCTTTTTTATTCACACAGTGGAGATATCACCAGAATGTACTATGACGGTGTGTACGATATCGTTACAAATACGGAAGAATATACATGGAATGAAATTTTCCCAAATCTTTCCGTGACAAGCACAAATGCGAAAATGGAGCAGTTTAATGTCGGGAAGTACAAATCGTTTCCATCCGTACAATGTACGTCTGTTGGTAGTAAGAATGCCGGTAAAGTAAGGGCTTCTAAGTTTTTACTGGTTGACGATATGATCGGCGGTATTGAAGAAGCAATGAATCCCATTATCCTTGATAAATTGTGGGATAAATACGCTATAGATGCCAGACAGAGAAAGATACAGGACACCGACGGTAAGAACTGCAAGGAAATACATATAGCCACCAGATGGAGCGTACACGACGTTATAGGGCGCATACAGAATATGTATGAGGGAAACCCGCGGGTAAAGGTAATAGCTGTGCCGGATGTAGATCCAAAAACCGGAGAGAGCAATTTTGATTATGAATTTTCTGGGTTTACGAAAGAATTTTTTGAGGATCAGCAATTGTTGATGGATGATATTTCGTATCGTTGCCTTTACAAGCAGGAACCAATCGAACGTGAAGGGCTTTTATTCCCGGAAGATAAAATTCGCCGTTATCTTAATTTGCCGCACGGAGAGCCGAAGATTGTTACGGGACAATGCGATACAAAGGGAAAAGGAACAGACTATTTTGTATTGCCGGTATTACAGAAATACGGAGAAGATTACTACTGCGTAGATTGTGTTTGCGATAACACGGCAGATTATGAGATGCAGTATGAAAATGCAGCAAATGTTTTGACAAACAACAAAGTGCAGGAATGTGAATTTGAGAGAAACGCCGGCGGAGACCGTGTCGCAATGGAAGTAAACAAGCGTGTCGAAAACAAAGGATGGATATGTAATATTACTGACACACCGACGGAGACAAACAAGGAAGCAAGGATTTTCCAGTGCTCTAACTGGATATTGCAGCACGTTATATTCAAAGACCCATCATTATATAAGCCAAATGATCCATATGGAGTAATGATGTCTCTTCTTAAGAGATATTCAGTTTCCGGTAAAAAGCAATTGGATGATGTGCCGGATGTATTTTCAAACTTTGCGCTTAGAGTGACAAATGGAAATAACGTAGCCAAAGTAGAAGCGGCAGTAAATCCGTTTAGGAGGTATTGATATGACAACAAAGGACTATCTAAACCAGATAAGCAGGCTTAACCGGATGATAAATAATAAGCTAATAGAGCTTGCACAACTTAAAGAGCTGGCATGCAGCATATCGTCAATTACAAACGAAGAAAGAGTAATGGCAACGCCAAATTTTGATAAAATAGGAACAAAGCAGGCAAAAATAGATGAAATGGAACGGAATATAGATGCACTGGTTGATGAATATATCATCAAAAGAGATCAGATTGTCAGCCAGATAGATAGCATGGAAGATGAAAATGTCTATAATGTGTTGTTTTCAAAGTACATAGAAAAAAAGACATTTGAGGTTATTGCAACCGAAATGAATTACTCTTGGAGACAGACAATAAGGCTTCATGGAATTGCATTAAAAAAATTTGAGCAAAAATATGGAGCAACTTATTTGTAAAATGTCATAGAATGTCATATTGAAAAAATGATATAGTTATAATCGAAGAAAACAACAAAAGTTGAATACTTCGCCTCCCCCAATCTGGAAAAGCATCGTAGAGAAATCTCCGGTGCTTTTTCTTTTACAAAGAAAAGAGGATTTTATGGGATATACACCAAAAACAATATATTGCCCGCGTTGCGGAAGAAAAGTTGCCACACACGATGGGCGTTCAACAATGAACATTTCTGTGGAATGTAGGAAATGTCACAAGAAAGTTGTTTTTTATCCGGAAAATGGAAAAACAGAATTAAAATCTCTTCCAATCCGGTCAACATCCAGTGGGATGACGTTTATTTAGGAGCCAATTATGAATAATAAATCTCTCCAAGATCTTGTTAAAGGCTGTTATGGGCGAAAAATTTTATATACTGATGTTGAAACCATCACAGCAGACAATATTGTCAAGGTGGTGGGAGACTGCATCGGTAATTATTATTACAACAAAACCATCATAGAATACCTATGGCGGTATTACAAAGGAGATCAGACGATTTTATACCGATTAAAGGTACAAAATGCTGATATTACAAACAAAATAGTAGAAAATCATGCGTATGAGATTGTTCAGTTCAAAGTAGGCCAGACATACGGTGAGCCAATTCAGTTTATCAGTCGAAAAGATGACGATGTGATCAATAAGGCAGTGGATGAGTTGAATGACTATCTTGTGGATGCAAATAAACAGGAAAAGGACATTAAAGCTGGTGAATGGCAGTCAGCAACCGGAACATCTTTCAAGGCGGTGAGATTTTCAAATGGAGAAATACCATTTCAAATTGTTGCTCCTACTCCGATGAATACGTGTGTTATTTATAATCGGAGCACGGAAGAACCGGTTCTTGCAGTACAAGAACTTAAGGACGAGGATGGAAGATGGTACAAACTGTGCTATACAGACAGTCATTCATGCAAAATTCAAAATGGAGTAGTTTCTGAATGGAAATTGCACGCATTTGGAAGCATTCCTATTGTTGAGTTTCCAAACAACCACGAAAGAATATCAGACATTGAACTTGTCATAGGTCTTCTAGATGCCATCAACAATATGCAGTCGAACAGAATGGATGGAATTGAGCAGTTTGTTCAGTACTGGGTAAAATTTGTAAACTGTGAGATTGACACAGCGACATTTGAACAAATGAAAATGAGCCATGCTTTGACGGTAAAGTCCAACAACAAGGACAACAAAGCCGATGTTGAAATCATGACGCAGGAACTTAACCAGAGTCAGTGCCAGGTGGCGAAAGATGATCTTTGGGACAATGCTTTATCAATTCTTGCCATACCAAACAAACAGGGAAACACTGGCGGAGATACACAGGGCGCAGTAGAGTTGAGAAATGGATGGGATTTTTCAAAAACCCGTGCAAAGTTAAAAGATCCAATTGTGAAATCAGCAGAAAAAAGGCTTGCAAAAGTTGTCTTAAATGCAATACGAGTTAAAGATCATGATTTGGACTTGTCAGTTAGAGATTTTGATGTGCAAATCAATCATAGCCCACAGGACAATATGTATACAAAGTCGCAAACGCTATATCAGCTATTAGAGTGCGGCATACATCCTCTTATTGCAATTAAAACGGTCGGACTCTGGGGCGATTCGGAAAAAACATTTTTGCAGTCTAAGCCATACATGGGTGCTTTATGGAAAACTATTGATGATGCAGAAGAGCAGGAACAAAAAGCGCAGGAAATTGTAAACCAATTAAATAAACAGCAAAATAAGACAGCTACCGAGTAATCGGTGGCTGTTTTTATTTTATAAAAATTCGCAAAGTTGTGAGCGTAAAAATCAACAGTGTCATTCGGTGTCGTTGCACCGCAAAAATTCGTAAAGACATATCGGAGGTAATCAATGAAAAGAGAAGAGTTAATTGCAATGGGTATCAGTGAGGAAAATGTTGAGAAAATCATTGCTGATTACGGCAGTGCCGTACAGAGAGAACAGGCAAAAGCAGCAGAGCTTAAGGCAAAGGCAGACAGCGCAGATGAGTTGCAGAAAAAGCTGGATGAAATGGAAGCAGGAAACCTCACGGAACTTGAAAAAGCAAACAAGGCGTTAGAGACAGCAAATCAGCAGATTGCAGATATGCAGAAAAAAAATGCCATCAGAGATCAGCGCGAAGCATTGATGGAAAAGTTAAAAATCAATGCAGAGCAGGCAAAAACGGTCGTCAAAGATGATGGAAGCCTTGATTATGACGCTCTTGGAAAGATTACATCCGAAAAGGAAACCGCAGCAGCGCAGGCAAAGGAACAGGAGATTGCGAATAATTCTGAAAATCCGGGCGGCGGTACTGCAGGTGGAGAGAATAAAAAAACGGCAGATGTTGAAAATGCCGAAAGTATCAGCTTTGGCGAACCGGCAAAAAATGCAGAAGCCAAAGACCATTATGTTTTATAGGAGGTAAATTATGGGAAAACCGATTGAAAGAGACTTTACACAGAGTAAAGGAATTTTAAAATTCTTTCCTTATGAGGGTGCGGCGTGCATCGTTCTGCAGACAATGGTGCCAAGTGCCGATGCAAACGGAAAGAAGATTGCAAAGGCAGGGACACCGTTCCCAAGCAATGACGAATCTTGCAAAGGGTATCTTCTGGAAGATGTTGACGTAACAATGGGAGATGCGCCTGGAACTTATGTATATCAGGGTTCTATTGACAACGCAAAGGTAACAGCGAACGGAGTGACCGTGGAAGCAACTGCAAAAGCAGCAACACCGCGTGTCACTTTTTTTGATTAAGAAATGGAGGTATTAGAGAATGGCATTACCATTATCAGAAGCATTTACCGCAAGAAGCCTTGGGGTTATGTGGAATAATTATGAAAAAACGCTTGGTTCTGCGCCTTACTTAGGTAGACAGAAATTTGGAACCAGAAAACAGGACAGCCTTGAGCTTAGATTTATCAAAGGAAAAAACGGTCTTCCAGTATCCTTAAAGGCATCCAATTTTGATGCGCAGGCAGAGTTAAGAGACGTTGGTGGATTTTCGGACATTCAGAACGAGATGCCTTTCTACCGTGAATCTTACATGGTAACAGAGCGTGAAGAGCAGGAGTATGCAAATTACCAGTCGGCAGAAAATTCCAACATGGCAAACCAGGTGCTTAGAGAAATCAGCAAAAAACCGATGATGCTTATTGAAGGGGCAAGAGTAGTGCCGGAACGCCAGATTTGGCAGTTGTTAGCACCATCTGATGGTATTCCAAGAGTACAGGTAACAATTGGCGGAAAGAGCTACTATGTGGATTATACTTCGGACAATGGAGTGGCGCACAAGAGAGACCATTACAAGGATATCTCCGGAAGCGATACCGATAAATGGTCTGCACCAGAAACAGCAACGCCACTTGACGACCTTATCGAGATTAAACGTGAGTTTGCAAAGAAAACCGGATATTCCCTTGCACGTTTTAGCATGAATACAGAAACATGGGAGATGGTTCTTAAGGCAGAAGACACAAAGAAACAGGTGCTTGGAATTACTGCTTACAATGGAGGTATTCGTTTACAGCAGGGACAGGTTACAGAATATCTTAGAGGATACGGCATCGAGATTGAAGTTTACGACAAACTTTACATCGACCCGGCAGACGGTGCCACCAAATATTTTATTCCTACAGGAGTTATTTCAGCGCAGGCATCCGGCGTGTACCTTGGAGATTATGTCTTTGGAAAGACACCGGAAGAGAGAAGCGGAAGTTTAACAGACGGAAACCTTTCTATTGTAGAAACCGGTATTTCGGTATATACATACGCAACAAATCATCCGATCAACACGCATTGCATTGTGTCAATGATCGGATTGCCTACTTTTGAGGGCATGGACAGCGTTGTTGTCATGAAAGTTGCGTAGGAGGTGCGGTATGATTGCTGAATATACAGTAAAGCGCAATGGAAGATGGTATAAAGCAGGAGATGAAATCCCGGACATTGTTCCGGGAGAGAAATCTTTCGGCGCGTACACCAAGACAGAGATTAACAGAATGAGCACTGCTGATTTACAGGCACTTGCCGCTGAACATGGGATCGATGGTGCAGAAGAAATCAGTGGAGCGGAACTGAAACGCATTTTGATCGAGCAGTTCGGATTGTAGGTGGGGAAGAATGGACGAATATACAACATTAGAGCAGGTAAAAATCAGGCTGAAACAATTTCATATTGAAACCGTTACGGATGAAGATGGTGTTACTTCTGATGTTGTTGTGTTCGACAAGAAAGAAGATAACCCTTACATCGAACAGCTTATCAAGCAGGCAAGAAATGAAGTGGTAAGCAAGCGGAATTACCCGGAAAGCTACACGGATGAAAAAATATCCGAAGACTTGAAACAGTTTGAAGATGTAATCGTCAATTTAGCCGTGTACGACCATTCACAGGCAGGAGAAGCCTATATGGCAAGCTATTCAGAAAACGGCGTAAGCCGTAGCTGGAAAGACAGGGAGAGCTTGTTTGTAGGGGTATTTCCGTTTATAAAATCATTATAACCCCTCGATTTCGAGGAGTTTAGAAGATTGTGCGTTACGTTTTGCCGATGTTGGCAAAACGTAGCAGGCGGCACACATTGAGCGGTGGTGGGCGGTGTGCCATAAAAATGAAAGGCGGTATATGATTTGACGATTGAAATATCAACAGCAATCATTATAAGCGTGCTGTCGCTTGGTTTTTCCGTCTTTATGGGCTTGAAGAGCAACAAAAGGACAGACAACACGGATCTTGAAGAACGCGTGAGGGAGAACACACGCATTAACATGAAGTTGGATGCCATTTCAAACAACACGACCGAGATCAAAAATGAAGTTTCAGAGATGCGAAAAGAAATCAATTCTCATGACAACAGGATCATAAAGGTGGAGGAAAGTGTGAAATCGGCTCATCACAGAATTGACGGAATAGAAACCCGTCTTAATGATGACAAGGAGGTTTAATCATGGATATTATACAGGCGGTAATTGCTAACATGACAATTATTCTGGCGATTATTGGTGCGCTGGCATTTGTTGTGTCTGTGGTAACACAGGTAATCAAAGGCGTAGGCGTATTTTCTAAGGTTCCGACGGACATCTTGGTATTTGTCCTTTCCATCGGTATCACGGTCGCTGCGTTTGTGGCATACATGCAGTACATCCAGACATCAATTTTATGGTATATGATCTTGGCGGCTATTATTGCAGGATTTATTGTTGCGTTTGTCGCGATGTATGGATGGGAAAAGCTTTCTGAGCTGTGGAAACGGTTCGGCAAGGATGTGAAGTGAAATGCTTGAGATCAATAAGCAAAAAATGAGTTATTCGCTACAGAGCGGAAAGGTTCCGGTGTATGTGACGGACGAGGATGGAAACATCGAATATTCTTCATATACTGATTCGGATGGAAATGTAATTTATTACCTCGATAAAGATGGAAACAAAATACCGAAAACAACCGGAGAGTATACCACAGGTTATGAGAAGCCTGTGGTTTTTTATTCTTCAATCAGCAATAAGTTGAGTGAAGCACTTATAAAAGAGTTTGGCGTTGACAATTCCACAAACTTTGTTCAGATTGTCGAGGACAAAGGGAAACTTCCATTGAGCGTCGGCTCTTTGGTATGGAAACGGTCAGATGTAAGGTACAAAGATGAAGAGAATACAATCGTTGACGAAAATTCGGCTGATTACATAGTAAAAGGTGTCGCAGACGAGGGATTGACGGTTGATTTGTTCTTATTGCAAAAAAATGTGAAGTAGGTGCTGAATGGGAAAGAAAGTAATCACAATAAGCCTGTCTGAAAAGTCTGTTCAGAACGCCATACGAGAGCTTAGAGCCTATCAAAACAGCTTGACATATAAGTGCCAGCTATTGGCAGAAAAACTCGCGGAAAAGGGCGTAGAGATTGCCAGAGTGCAAATTGCTGACCTTGACGCAATATTTACATCGGAACTGATTTCAAGTGTTCATGCGGAATATGAAGGAAGCACTAAGGGCGGCGGTATATGGGCGGTAATAGCCGGTACAGACCATGCCGCATTTGTTGAGTTTGGAACCGGAATTGTGGGACAGCAAAGTCCTTATCCTGGGAAACTGCCAGAGGGTGTTTCGTGGCAGTACGCAAGTGGAAAAACTATCCATCAGATTTCAGATGGAAGATATGGATGGTTTTATCAGGACGACAATGGCGATTGGTGGTTTACAGAGGGAATGCCAAGCCGACCATTCATGTATCTGACCGCAAATGAGTTGCGTCAGATTGTTACACAGACAGCGAAGGAGGTGTTTGGATAATGGCAGGCAACCAGTGGGTATTTGACCTTGAAACAAACATTTTTTCCAATGTGGTAACGATTGCCAAACCAAAACTCCAGAAGAAATACAAAAGCATGAATTTTGAAACTGCATTTACAACGGTTGAAAAGAACCTTGATAAAGACCCTGTTTTCCCGACTATTTACATCCATGAGATGCCGGGGCTTGAACGTGGGGCAGATTTAGAGGGCACATCCGTAAATGCGGTGCAGGAAACAATACAGGTTGACGTCATTACAAACACAAAGCAGAGCGATGCAAAAGGGATTATGGCTATTTTAGCTGATGCCTTTAAGCAGATGCGATTTCAAATCACAGCAATGCCGGAGTTTAAAAACGACAGCGAGAAAAAATTTAGAAGCGTTGCAAGGTTCCGGCGGATAATCGGAGCCAACGACAGATTGATGTAAAAGAGCCGAAAGGCTCTATTTTTTATGCACCGGGTGCATAAAGATGTGCCCGATAACCGCATTATTTAGCGGTAGAAAGAGAGGTAAAAATGGCAGCAGCAGGATTGTCTACGTTAGGAATTACGTTTGGCTATGGCACAGAAGCGACAGCCGGAACAAAGCCTACATCATTTAAACAACTCACAAGAATTAACTCGATTGGCGGTATTAACATTGAGCCGGAACAGATCGACGCATCCGCTTTAGAGGATGCAATTACCAGATATGTAAAGGGGCGCGCAGATACAGGCGGTTCATTCCCTATCACGGTAAACCTTACAGACGCCACAAAAGAAGAGTGGGAAGCACTTATCACGGCGTACAAAGCGCTTACCGATGGGAAAAGAATGTGGTTTGAAACCATTATTCCAGGATTTGCAGATGCGTTTTTTGTTGTTGCGCAGCCACCGGAGCAGATACCGCAGCCGGAGATTGGTCAGAATGAGCTTTTGACGGTTGAAATGAACCTTACCATTGAGGAATACAAGGGAATGGACACGGCCGTGGCGTTTACACCGGGGGAATAACACGTCAGTCGAATAGTTCGGTTGAATCGGCTGACGATAATCAGACAACCGAATCGGAACTTGAGGAAACAGTGTAAAAGAATAGGGCGGTCTTCGGACTGCCCTTTCCCTATAAAAAGGGAGAAAGGGAAAGAATATGACAAAATTAAAATTTGGAGAGAAAGAATTACAGATTAAGTTTGGATATGAAGCAACCGTGAAAAGCGGAATTATCAAGAAAGTAGCAAAATTAAACCAGATGGAAGATATGGAAGCGGTTGACGAAATCCTTTTATTTCTGCCAGAGTTAATTCTTGTTGGAGCGCAGAAGTTCCATAAAGAAGAGCTTGGCTATAACCCGGACAATGAAGAAGAAAAGGAACAGCAGCTTGGAAAAGTATATGCCATGCTGGATGATTACTTTGACGGAGAAGATGCAGATGTTCAGGAACTTTACAATGCACTTTTAACAGAGTTACTTGAAAACGGTTTTTTATCAAAACTGCTCAAAGCAGAGCAGAAAGAAGCGGAGAAGAAAACTCCGAGGAAAAAGTAGAAGAACAGAGAGAACTTACATGGGGAACATATTGCACGGAAATCCGCCCATTCTGGCTTTTAGTTACAAAGGGGTACGGATTTACTGTGCATGACATAGACACGTCTTGTCCGGCTGATTTAAAGCCATATGCAGACGTTTACAACTTAGAGAAGAAGCAAAAAGACAATGATATGTGGATGTGGTTTGGAACATATGGATTGTCAGCGGTATCGGTGGCAGTAGAACATTGTCTTGCTGGTAAAAAAGCTAAATCAAAGTATGTAGACAAGCCTATCACAGAGCATAGTTTGTTAAACGATTCTGAAATGACAGAAGAGGAAATTCAGAAACAAAGAGAATTATTTGTGGCAAAACTCAAAATTAAGCAATCAAATTATGAGTTGAGCCACCCAAAGAAAGAAGAGGTGCCACATGAAAATTAAAGGTATTGATGTTTCCGGTTACAATGGAAATATTAACTGGTCAAAAGTAGCAGAGAACGGCGTTGAATTTGCCATTTTGAAAGTAATCCGAAAAGATTTGCAGCCGGACAAGTATTTTGAAGCAAACTGGACAGGAGCAACAGAAGCTGGCGTTCCAGTGCAGGGTGTATACAATTACAGCTATGCAACCAATGCAGAAAAGGCGCGGACCGATGCGCAAAGAGTAATCGAAGTTCTCGCCGGAAGAAATGTGATGGTATGGCTGGATGTAGAGGATAAGTGCCAGCAGAATATTGGCGATAAGATTGTCTCTATTATCAATGAATATCAGAAGATCATTGAAGCCGCAGGGTGCAAATTTGGTGTATACACGGGTCTGTCTTTTTACAACAGCTATATCAAGCCATATCTTGAGCATATTGATTGCCCGTTTTGGGTTGCAAGATACCCGTCCAGTACGCCTATGATGATTACGGCGGACGCACCGGAAGACAAGAAGCCTGATATTCTTCATGAACTTTACGGATGGCAGTACAGTTCAAAGGGATTTGTAGCCGGTGTTTCCGGATGCGTCGATCTGAATGAACTGTATGTAGCGGTAGACACGGTAAATGTTATGCCGGAGCCAGAGAACACGCTTCATAAGGTTGGAGAGGAAATCACGGTTTCTTCTTACTACAAATCTTCCACGGCTGGTATTGGAGATGCGATCATCAAGTATGCTTCCGGAACGATTACACGAATCAAAGCGGGTACGCACAATCCATATTGCTTTTCAAAAAATGGAGTTGCAGTAGGTTGGTGCAACGATGGAGATATTCGATCAACGGATGCTTCTGTGCAGTCTAAAGATAAAAAGATAACGTATACGGTACGACGCGGCGATACACTTTCAAAGATCGCAAAAGAAAACAATGTAACGGTTGCAAAATTGCAGAAAAACAACGGGATCAAGAACCCAAACAAAATTTATGTAGGGCAGAAAATTTTGATTCAGTAAAAAATCAAGGACGGTAAGGTGTCACAGCCTACCGTCTTTTTATTATGTGTAGAAAGTTGGTGCGGTCATGGCAGATATTGATGAATTACAGATAAAAATTAAAGCTGATTCTGCAAAAGCGAGTGATTCTATTGATAAACTTGCATCAAGTTTGGATGGTCTTGGAAAAAGTCTATCATTTGATACCAGTAAACTTTCAAACATAGCATCTGGAATTAGAAGCATGTCTGACGCGGCAACAGGGTTTAAGGGTGCAAAATCAAAAGAGATTACATCACTTGCCACCGCATTAAGCAAATTCTCAAATGTAGACACATCATCTTTCTATGGTATATCTGCGGCAATGAAAAATCTTGCGGCAGGAATGAAAGATACGAAAACGATTGATACCAGCGGTATTTTAAATACGGCGGCGGCTCTGTATAAAATGGGCGGAACTTTGGCTACTGTAGGAACAAGCAATCTAGTTAAAATTAAGGATGACCTTGCTTATTTTGTCAAAGGAATGAACAGCGTAGGGGCGCTTAACTTTGATACAACAGGTTTGACCAATCTGATAGGAAGTATCAGCAGACTTGGTGGTAAGATTTCTACACAGGCGACAGCCAATTTACCGCAAATATCAGCGCAACTACAGAATTTTGTTCGCCAGATGAATAAAATCGGCGAACTGAAATTTGATATGACAAACATGAGCAGCCTTGTGACATCTATATCAAGGTTAGGAAGCGTTGCGAGCGGCAGAGCAGTAAACAACATACCTTTGCTTGCAGATAACCTTAAATACCTGTTTGAGACGCTTTCAAAAGCGCCTAACGTAAGCGCAAACATCATCCGGATGACAGAAGCACTTGCCAATTTGGCAAAAACAGGCGCATCATCCGGTAGAGCAGCAACATCTCTCGGAAAAAGTTTGAACATTTTTAGTGGATCTGCGAACAAGGCAAAGAGTAGCAGCTTTAGCCTTGCTGCAGCGTTGGGAAAGCTGTACGCATCATACTGGCTGTTGTTTCGTGCTTTTTCAAAGATCAAGGATGCTATCGACATATCATCTTCTTTAACAGAGGTTGAGAACGTTGTACGTACCACATTTGGCAATTATGAGAAGCTGATACAGGACTTTTCAAAGACTTCCATACAGGATTTTGGTATGTCAGAGCTGACAGCTAAACAGGTGGCAAGCCGTTTCCAAGCTATGGGTACAGCCATGGGATTTTCGCAAGGAAAGATGGCTGACATGTCGCTACAGCTTACAAAGCTTACCGCGGATATGGCTTCTTTCTATGATATGGAACAGTCTGATGTTGCAAGGAACCTGCAGGCAGTATTTACCGGGGAGACAGAGCCTTTAAGAAAGTACGGTCTTGACCTCACACAGGCTACTCTTAAAGAATGGGCTATGAAACAGGGACTAGATGCCGACATTTCGTCTATGACGCAGGCAGAAAAGACCATGCTCCGGTATCAGTATGTTATGGCTAATACAGCCGCGGCGCAAGGAGACTTTGCGAGAACATCAGACACATGGGCAAACCAGGTAAGAATCCTTAAGCAGTCATTTGAACAGCTTGCGGCTATTATCGGTGGCGCACTGATTAACGCTTTTAAACCGTTTGTGCGAACTCTTAATGCAGTCATGCAGAAAGTTATTGCTTTTGCAACGACAGTAACCAATGCGTTAGGATCAATCTTCGGATGGAAATTTGAGATTTCTGCCGGTGGTTTGGCAGATGATTGGTCTGATGCAGCAGGGAGCGCGGCTGATATAGCAGACAGCACGGGACAGGCAGCGAAGAACGTTGAAAAGATGAATAAGGGCTTAAGAGCCTTTGACGAACTGAATCTGATTACCACTCCGGATAGTTCAAGCGGATCTGGTTCTGGTGGTTCCGGCGGTGGTGGTGCATCCGGCGGGGGTGCGTCCGGTGGGCTGGTACAGGTAGATACCATTTTCAAGGACTATGAAAGTCAGATCAGAAGTTTGCGGGAACTTGGGACATATATCAGCGATGCGTTATCAGATGCCATGGAATCTATTGACTGGGATAGAATTTATTCCAAGGCTAGAAATTTTGGAAAAGGGCTGGCAGATTTCCTTAATGGTCTTATTACACCAAGATTGTTCGGAGATGTTGGCATGACGATTGCAAGTGCGCTGAACACAGCAATTTATACAGCCTTGTCATTTGGAGAAGAATTTGACTGGACAAATCTGGGAGATTCCATTGCCGCAGGAGTGAATCGCTTCTTTGAAACGTTTGATTTTTCGGCACTTGGTAGAACGATCAATACATGGGTTCACGGAATATATGACACTATTACAACAGCAATTGGAAATATCAAGTGGTCAGAAGTATGGGATGGTGTAACGGATTTTTTGAGTGAAATTGATCTTGAGACAATATCTCTTATTATTGGAGCATTTGCACTTAAGTATGCAGGGAAATTTCTTACAGGTAAAATTCTTAAGGAAACGATAGGAAAACTGATTAGTGAGAAGTTTGTGGCGGCGTTTGGACAAGAGTCAGTAAAGTCAATTCTTTCTTATATAGTCCCAATTTCACTTTCCGTTGCAGTTGGGGCGTTAACTTTTACTATTGGAAAAGACAGTATAAAAAAAGATGCAGAAAATCTAGTAAAAGCATATAAGGATGGTGGATTTTTACAATATTTGCAAGAAAGCTTAAAGCAGCTTATAAATCCGTTTGAGTGGATAAATGCATATGGTGGGGGCATTTTGAGTCAAAAAGGAATACTTGATCGTTATTCAGACGGAGTTGACTTAAACATTAAGATGCCGAAAAAAGAAGATTATGCATCTTTAGATGAATACCAAAAGGCACTAAACGATTTTAACAATAATGTACCAGACAGCCTAAAAGTTCCAAGTAGCTTTGATTTAAAAGCATGGATAGATGAGTGGAAACAAATAAATGGTTTAGATAATGTGGACTTAAGAGCAGAAGTTGTTCTTCCAAACTTGAGAGAAAAAATATCTGGGTTTAAAGACGACGTAAAAGAATGGTGGGGATTAGATGTTGAACTACCCGTTCGCAATAAATTAACAACAACTTTAGAGGATGTTTCTTCATGGTGGGAAGATGTAAAAGAATATTGGGGAGAAAAAAAGCTTTCAATACAGACAGAAATAGGAGAAATAAAAGGTAAAATAGAAGAAAAGTGGAATGAAGCATCTGAATACATTCAAGAAAATATTTTGCCTTGGTTTACTAAAGATCATTGGCTTGAAATAGGAAACGGAATAAAAGAAGGTCTTTCGACTAAATGGGAGGAATTCTCTACATGGTGGAGTGACACAGGTATAGCCGTTTGGTGGAACGAGAAAGTTTCTCCATGGTTTACAGAAGATACATGGAAAAATCTTGGAGAAAGCATAAGAAAAGGTCTATCTAAAAAGTGGGAGGAATTTACTGGATGGTGGGAAAACACCGGATTCTATAAGTGGTGGAATCAAGATGTTGCTCCAAAGTTTACAACAGACAAGTGGACATTTAGTGGTATTTCAGATGGATTAAAAAATGCATGGAATAATGCTATAGCCGCTGTAAAGCACATATGGAACGGATTTGCAAACTGGATGAACTCAAAGCTTTCTTTTTCGTGGGATGCGGTAAACATTGCTGGAAAGCAGATTGTTGGAGCCGGAAGTATAAATCTCGGGAAAATTCCTACTTTTGCCGCCGGAGGATTCCCAAGCCAGTACAGTATGTTTATGGCGGGAGAAAATGGACGGGCAGAAATGCTGGGGACTGTTGGAGGGAAAACAGCGGTTGCCGGTGGACAGGAAATTACAGGTATTCGAGATGCAGTGTACAGTACGGCGCAACAGGAAATGGAATTGCTAAGACAGCAAAATCAGTTGCTTCAAGGAATTTTGGAAAAAGAATTTGGGATTACATCCGAGCAGATCGGAAAAAGCGCTCGCAATTATGCAAAAGATTACTTTAACAGAACTGGAAGAGAAGCATATATTTTCTAATGACAAATACCGCCACTTGTGGTAGAATCATTTTATTACAAGTGGCGGGAGGGTAACACATGGCGTTGATTAAATGTCCTGAATGTGGAAAAGAAATTTCAGACAAAGCAGAAATGTGTATCAATTGCGGATTTCCGTTGAAACAACACGAAAACAATGAAATGTCTGCGGGGAAAAGTGAATTTTATAAATCATACGAACAAGAAAACGAAAATGATAGAGGGTGGGAACGCCCAAAAGAGCCAGAGATTACAGGTGTTGGAAAATTATTCTTAAGAAATTCTGCTGAAAGATCTCAAAACACGGGATTTAATGGTATATATAAATATACTTTATTCGGAGAAAAAAAAGAGGTTTACTGTCCAAGATGTGGGAGCGAAAATTGTTCTCATTATACGGAGCAGAAATTTGTACCAGGCAAAACAAAGACAAGATACACTGCAAATCTAAATCCATTTAAACCGTTTACTTTAGTAAATAAAAAGGAAAAGATTTTGAGAAAAGATCAAACATATGAAATAAATAAAATTATATGTAATGATTGTGGCTACACTTTCATATAAATTTGGATTTAATATGTGGAGAATTACGATGGAGAATAGGGAGTCTGAATCAGAACTAAATGAGTGCAAAAAGAAGTTGAATAAAGCACATCAAACGATAGAAGAATTGAAAATTAAGATGACGCAAGATAAAAAGAATTACAAATGGGAAATAAGAGAGTTAAATAAAGAAAAAGATGCATTAAAGGCGCACAATACTGATCTTTTTAATCGGGAGTCAAACGCGCTTATTCGTGCGGACGATTTGGAAAAAGAGAATATTGCATTGAAAAAAGAGAAAAAGAAATTGGAAATAAAAATAGAAAAACTGGAAAAAGAGAACGAAAACTTATTGAAGAAAAAGGATGAATGTACTAGGGATGCAGATTGGGAAAGGCTGGGGAAAGCGGGTATATAATAGGGAGCGCAGAGATGCGCTTCTTTTCATTTTTAAATTCAATAGGAGGTATATATGGAAAAACAGGAAATCAAGATTACATATGGGAACACGGAAGTAACTCACACGTCGGAGAAAATTTTGATTAAAGCGCCCAATATTGAAGTAATCACAAAATAGATAAAGAAAGAAAAGCAGCATCTATCAAATTGGTGGTAGGTGCTATTTTTATACCCATTTTTAGGAGAATAGCCATGAAAAAATATAAACCAATAGACTGGAGCAAGTGCCCGGAAAGTCGCACACCAATAGGAAATCCGAATAATTGCGTCGTGGCGGATATTCTGCCGGACGGAAAAACTGAAATCTTATTTTCAAGTGATGATAACGGTATTTATATTTGCAAAACTGAAAAGAAAACTTGATTGGAGGTGTTTGGCATGGCGTACAGCGGATGGCTGTTAAAGATTGGAAATTACACAGTACCAACGTCTTTCATGAAACCTGAGACATATAGCACATATGTGAATATGCAGGACTTAGATGATTATACGGACGCTAACGGATATCTACATAGAAATGCCGTGGAATTAAAGGCGTTAAAAGTTGAGTTTGAAACACGGTCTATGCTTACAAACACGGAATTTAATACCATTATAAGTAAAATACGTCAGCAGTTTACTAATGCAACCGGAAGAGCCTGCTATATCACGGCGTACATCCCGGAATATGACGATTATGTAACACAGTACGGCTATATGGTAGATTTTCAACCTACAATATACGGGACGTATGGAGGTCAAATTCACTACAACTCTGTAAGACTGGCATTTATAGGGGGTGTATACGATGGTTAATTACCAATATTCAATCCTGTTTTTAAAGGACAGCGTAGACAAACAGTTAAACATCGTATCTGATGATGGGAAAATCAATATCACAAACACCGAACTGCACCAAGAAAAATTTGAATTGACAGAAAGCTTGTGTTCGGAATCTGAATTAACATTCGGGGCATGTGAAGCCGGGATGATTAAATTCACGGTGTCCAATGTATTCTTGCCAATGAAAGGCAAGTGGTTGACTGCAAAGATGACTCTTGATGGTCACAAAGATAAACCATTCCAAATAGGAAGATACAAGGTTTATTCTGACACACCTACGGCAGATCGGACGTGCCGGGATGTGGTAGCTTACGATGCTTTGTATGATATTTTATCATCTGATGTTACTGATTGGTACAATCAGATACTTCCACAAAAAGATAGCAAGGTAACGCTCAAACAATTCAGAGATAGCTTTTTTAATCATTTTGGAGTGGAACAGGAAGAAGTATCTCTTGTAAATGATGAAATGATTATTGAAAAAACTGTAGAAGTGAAAGCATCAAGTAGCGGAAGTTCAGATACCGCAGAGAAAAGCACGATAGGCGAAGCCATAAGCGGAAAAGAGGTTTTGTTTTGTATACTTGAAATTAACGGTTGTATGGGAAATATCGGACGCGTTGGAAAGTTTCGCTATGTGTACTTAACGCAAGAGATGCAGGGGCTTTATCCGGCGAATGATCTTTACCCGGCGGATGATCTTTATCCTAGAAATCCAAAGAGCACTAGCATAAGTAAAAGCCAGTACATTTCAGCACAATATGAAGATTATATTGTCAGAACGATTGACAAACTGCAAATTCGTGAAAAAGAGAATGATATAGGAGCAATTGTAGGTGATGGCGGAAACACTTATGTGATCGAGGGAAATTTCCTTGTTTATGGGAAAGGGACAAAGGAATTAAACGAAATTGGAGAAAAAACGTTATCAAAGATAAAAGGAATTATATACAGACCATTTAGTGCTGACTGCAAAGGAAATCCATGCCTTGAGGTCGGAGATGCGGTACGGTTGACTACAAAATATGAACTGATCGAGACTTACATCCTAAAGCGCACGCTGAAAGGCATACAGGCTTTGCGTGATGATCTGGAAGCGGACGGGGAAGAGTACCGGACAAGTAAGGTCAACGGAATACAGCGGAGCATATTGCAGCTGAAAGGCAAGAGCAACACTCTGGAACGCTCAATTGAGGAGACGAAATCGACAATCGTTGACGTGGAAAAGGGTTTGCAGTCACAGATCACACAGACAGCCACAGAAATCCGGTCAGAAGTAAAGAATACCACTGACGGGTTATCATCGCGGATAACCCAGACAGCGGAGAGCATCACAGCGGAGGTCAACCGGGCAACAAATGCAGAGGAAACATTGTCTTCAAAGATAACCCAGACAGCAGAAAGCATTACTGCAGAGGTAAACCGGGCGACAAATAAAGAGGGAGAACTTGCGGCTGCAATCCAGATAAACGCCGAGGGGATAACGTCAAAAGTGTCACGCGACAGTGTAGTATCGGAGATCAATCAGTCTGCGGAGGGTATAAAGATCCGCGCTGATCTTTTGGAACTCAAGGGTTCTATGGAGATGACCGGCGGATATGTGCATATTGAAGCGGCAGAGAGCACAGACAACTTGATCGAACTTAAACGATCCGGAACTCTAGTTCAGATAGGAACTGATGGATTGAAGTCAGTAGCAGATACGAGGGAACTCACAGCCAGCTATTCGGCAGTATCAGTGCGTGATACATCAGCCAATACGATTGCACAGATGTTGTCGACCGGAAAAGGAATCTCATCCTACGGGTGGGAATCTTATTCGGACAAGCGCCTAAAACACGGTATAGAATCTCTTGATCGGGAAAAAAGCGCAGCGCTTATACAGTCTCTGCGTCCGTGCCGCTTTATTTATAACTATGACGCCGCGGAACATTACCGGCATGGTCTGATTGCACAGGAGGTACTGACTGCGATTGGAGATGAAGACTGGGCGATCTGCTCCGAGAATCCAGATCCGGATGGCAATACCTATTATGCGCTTGACAAAACGGAACTGATCGCTGATCTGATCGCTGCAGTACAGTTACAGCAAGAGGCACTAGAAGAATTAAAAAAGAAAGTAGAATGAGAAAATGGTCAATGCAAAAATTCGTGAGTTTGAGAATGACATTATCAATTTTATCAATGCAAGTGTTGATATTCCGATTGAGGTTAAGCATCTGGTACTTAAGGATATTTTGCACCAGGTAGAAGCGGAAGCAAACCGGCACGTTATCGCCGAGCGGGAGCAGATGCAGGAAAATCTTAAAAAGGAGAGTGAGGATCATGAATAAAGTATATAAACGTATCAACTGGGAGAATTACCCGAGCGATGCTACGCCTTTGAATGAAGCAAATCTCAACAATCTGGACAGTGCCACAGATACCATTGACGACCGTGTGATTACGCTTGACACAACCAAGGCAACAAAAACAGAGGTTGCTACACTTGTATCAGATGTGACATTTGAGGAATCTACCGGAATTATTACTATTACGAAGAAAAATGGATCTAGGGTTACCATTGACACACAGATGGAGAAAATTGCTGTCAACTTCGATTATGACCAGACTACACAGCAGATTATTTTGACTCTGATCGATGGTACGAAGCAGTACATAGACCTGTCGGCACTGATTACACAGTATGAGTTCCTTGATTCGGATACGGTAGCTTTTTACATTGATAAAAAGGGAAAAGTGTCTGCCATCGTTAAAGAGGGAAGTATCGAGGAAAAGCATTTAGAGCCTAATTATCTTGCGAAAATCAAAGTGGAAGTGGCAAAAGCGGAGTCCAGTATGAAAAATGCTGCAATGTCTGAAATAAACGCCAAAGCAAGTGAGGATGCCGCAAAAGCCAGTGAAACAGCGGCAAAAACATCCGAAACCAATGCCAAAGCGTCAGAGACAGCAGCGGCGAAGTCAGCCACGGCGGCAGCAACATCCGAGACTAACGCAAAAGCCAGTGAGACATCCGCCAGTCAGTATGCAGCCACAGCCACAAGTGAAGCGGCATCTGCCAGTCAGTCAGCCAGTACCGCCACAGATAAAGCCACAATCGCAACACAGAAAGCAACAGAAATTATCGGCAAAGCAGAATCTGCAGCAGATAGTGCAACCAAAGCACAGAGTTATGCCGTTGGCGGTACTGGCAGCCGGGAGGGAGAGGACTCTGATAATGCTAAATATTATTATCAGCAGGCAAAAGACGTATCAGAGGGACTAAAAGGTGGATTGCAGCCGCATGGCACGGTGGCTTTTGCAGATCTTCCGGCGCTTCCGGATGCCAATGCAGGATGGATGTACAATATTTCGGATGAATTTACGACCACGGACGATTTTAAAGAGGGCTCCGGCAATGCAGTTCCCGCCGGCGCGAATATCTACAAAACGTCAGACGGAAAGTGGGATGTTCTGGCCGGTACCCCGGTGACGGGGGTCAAGGGTGCAAAAGAAACATCCTATCGGCGAGGAAATGTCAATCTCACCCCAGAAAACATTGGGGCAGTAGCGACAGGTGGAGACACAGCGAGCAATGTCACATCATTTACAAGTAGTGATGTGGCAGATGGATCAGCGCCATCGTGGACAAACGTTGCTACACTGACAAGTGGCGAAACGCATACTTCTCTTTTTGCGAAGGTATCGCAGATGTTTAAAAACGTGCGGTACTTGTATAAGATGTTCGGGACTACCGACATATCCTCTATTGGTGGCGGAACGGTAACGGGGGCTATCTCGTCGCAAAACAAAGCTTTAGCGCAAACTGTATTTTACGTTAATTCAAATAAAGAGCATACACCGGCATCTATAGTGGCCATATCTCGTCCTATAGCTTATACTAACGGAGTAGCAGAACTTGACATATCGAGTTTTAAAATAACACCTATAATAGTGTTGTCTGTCAACGTTTTAGGATCGGAGATTACTCACGGTGCTCTTGCAAAAACGATTAACAATGGGACTGCTCTTCGTTCTGTGCTGAATAACACGGAGTACAATGGCACGCTGATCACAGTTTTTACGGTAATGTGTTCTATGCCAGACGTATAGCCATCATTCTCGCCCATCCAATTTCTACGTTGCTATCAGCTGCATAATGCTTGATCGTTGCGCTGACGGTTGCTGTATCGCTTGTTACATTGATAGTGTAAGTTTGCAAAAAATTAGCCCATATGCCCGTATCTGTATGAGGAGTACACAAATACGCCATTGATCCATATAAATCACCATTACTCTTTTTTAGCCATAAATTGTACGCAAAAGGTGTATGTGCGTTCAATTCGCCGCTTGATACTACTAACCACTTCCCTTTTGCTAATAGTAAAGTGTTTAGCTCGTATTCTATATTAGCGGACAATTTACTGCTAACTAACAGCGTATCGGTTTGTTTATAATTACCTATGTTATTTAACTGTGCTAAAGCTTTGTTTGACGCACGAAATATATGCATGTTAAAATATGACGTAAAAAACGTTATAAGTTTTTCGCAATTTAAACGTTTTTGTTGACCCAAAGTGACAAATCATACGATTTATGTCGAAACTTGCGACCGAAATGATTTGAATAATGCTGGCAAAATTTGTAAAATAAAATTGTCCGATAAGGGCACTTCAAGTTCTGGAGAGGGGGCGATGTTTGGCGATTCATTGCCCCCTCAAATGTTACTGGCAAATAATGGTAATTTTTTTGTATGGGGTTGACTGCAAAGAACGTACGTTCTGTAATGGCATTAACATTATCGGTTGCAGAGATTGGAGGAGAATAAAATGGGGGAAAATGAGTTCAATGAGGAAACAGCGTTTTACAAGGAAAAAATAACTGAAATGGTCGTTAAGTGCGACAACGAGCGATTTTTGAAATTTTTATATAACACAATACTTTCATTCAAAAAAAAGTGGGGCATTTAGTGCCCCTCTTTTTCATGCCAATAGGTTATATTGTCAAATATAGTCTGTCTATGTTCTTTGCTAAGTTTCATTAGCATTTTTAAGTTATCCAGCAATTCACTATCTGACATAAGGTCTGGAAGAATATCTGGTGCGTTTTCTAAATTATCTTCCCAACCCATTAAATAAGATGGAGAAACTTCAAGAACTTTCCCAATAATTTCTATTTTATCACTTGGAATATTAGTAATAATGTTGTTTTCATATTTATATAGTGTTTGCTTTGAAACTTTTATTTTCTCTGCAAGCTCTACTTGTGAAATACCTAAAAGCTCTCTCTGCTTTTTTATCCTATCTCCGATTGTCATTTGAGTTTTCCTCCTTTCCTATTGGTAACTTTATTATAACACAAAAAAGTTACTCGTCAAGAAAAAAATAACTTGACAAGTTACCAAAATGGAATATAATAAAAGTAACTTCAAAAGTTACGAAGTTAGAAAGGAGTAGTCAGATGGTTGATACAAACAAACTTCGCGGCGTTATTGCTGAAAATGGCAAAACACAGGCTGATGTTGCGGAAATGATTGGAGTTACGCCAAAAACATTTTATATGAGAATGAGTAAGGGCGTTTTTGGAAGCGACGAAATTCAGGTTATGATTGATAACCTTCACATCCAAAATCCAATGGATATTTTTTTTGCAAAGAAAGTAACTTAAAAAGTTACTAGAAAGGAGATGTAAAAACATTGGAAAAATCAAGATATTCTGTTTTGGATTCATCTGGAAAAGCAACGATTGTTGAGCGTAAAGACGGAAGATATATTGACATTGAAGAAATGGCGCAGCATGTCGCATTTAATGTTTTGGATGATTACAGCAAAATTCTTAATGGCGAAAAGAAAATTGATGAGACAAACATTAGATTGTCTATCAATGTTCTCAACGCCGTTGCTCCGTTAGCAAAATATTTTAGAACGGGCTGTGCCTACGGAAAGGATTAGTAGATGCAGATACTTTTGCTAAAGTTGGTTCTTCTTCCGAAATTTCTTCATTGATTTCTTCGCAGTATTGGTCGTACTTGATTTTGAAATCATTGAAAGAACCGTTATATCCACAGATTTTAGCAATAGCGTAGGCAGATACATATTCATCGTTCAAAATTACACCTCCCTTATTTGATGATAAGGGAATTATAACATAGAAAGGAGAAGAATGTTGCATAGCATTGAAGAATTAAAAGATACCCTCTACCAGCAAATCGAAACGCTGGCAGAGGAAAGTAAGAAAACATCAGATACGGAAACAAAAATTCGCATTGCAGGCGAAATCGACCGTATCGCTGAAACGATTATTAGGATTGATGCCGATTGAGTATTGATTCGATGCTAGATATGTTTCTTTCGATAGATTTTAGCTCTGAAAGATTTTTAATGCTTTTTAAATTACTTAATTTATGAACAGCACAACAATCAGAACTGGAAACATACCAAGCACAATCGCGGATGCAATCTCTAAAATCGTTAAGTGGACATTTGTTAATGGTTACCACCTCCTTATGGAGGATTATAACACGGAAAGGAGTTGGATGGAATGGACGAGTTAGTGAAAGTCAATTTTGATACACAGACAGTATCGGCAAGAGATTTATACGATTTATTATCGAAAGAAGACGGAGTTAAAGGTACAGAACGTTTTAGTAAATGGTTTGAAAGATATTCTGGGTATGGATTCGTACAGGGCATAGATTTTTCAACCCCGAACAAAAAAGTACGGGTTCAAATCGAGGGAACCAGAGAGGTTCAGCGAGAGGTAGACGATATTGATATTTCTGTTGATATGGCAAAACAGATTTGTATGTTGCAGAGAACGGAAAAAGGAAAAGAAATTCGCCAGTACCTCATCGACTTGGAAAAGGCGTGGAACACACCAGAGCAGGTATTTGCCAGAGCGTTAAAGATGGCTGATGAGAAAATCAACAGCCTTAAGGAAATCAACACCAGTCTGATTGCTGAAAATCAGAGGATGAAACCGAAAGAAATCTTTGCCGATGCAGTGGCAACAAGTCACACATCAATTCTTATCGGAGACTTGGCAAAGCTGATCTGCCAGAACGGCTATCAGATAGGACAGAAGCGGTTGTTTGAGTGGTTGCGTGAGAATAACTTCCTTATTAAAAACGGTTCGTCAAAGAATATGCCGCAGCAGAGATATGTTGAACAGGGGTTATTCGAGGTAAAGGAAAGCAACGTGCAGAATCCGGATGGATCAGTAAGAATTACTCGGACAACCAAGGTAACAGGAAAAGGTCAGATATACTTCGTCAACAAATTCTTGAACAGAGGTTATTTTTATGAAAAATAGAACGGAAAACTGGTAGCTTCCAATAACTCATATGGAATTGGAAAGATTAACAGGAGGAATTCATGGATAAACAAACGAACATTGCTTTAAGAAAAACGTTAGATCAGATCGGCGCAAGCCATTCGCTCAAAGGATACACATACACAATTAGAGCGATAGAGAAATGTCTGGACGACAGGGATGCGCTTAGATGTGTTATGAAGGAAATTTATGCAAAAATCGCAGAAGAGAACGGAACTACCGCATCCAAAGTAGAAAGAAACATCCGGAACTTAATAGAGGTCACATGGATAAATGGAAATGTGAATGCGATCAATGAGATTTTTGGTTATACGGTTTCGCCGAAAAAGGGGAAGCCAACCAATTCAGAATTTATTGCGGTAATAACAGATTTTGTGTCCTTGCACGGGCAGGAAATTGAAAGTGATTCTTATAAGTGGCGGGAGTGAAGTGCGGATGAAGAAGTTGGCAAGGGTGATTGAATTTGTAGGCTCGGCGATCTTTTTTCTTTGTATGTGTGCGGATGCAACGGAAAATCCTATTGTAGCGATACCGACCATAATCAGCTTACTTTTATTGTATGCCGGATCAAGAATTGAAGGAGGATGGCAGGATGCGGAAGAGATTGTCGAAGATCATGATTATTATGTTGATGGTGATGACACTGACGATGGTATTACCTACATTACATACGACAGCAACGGAACCGAGCGATACATAGATTTCAAATGAGTATCTTCCTTATATAAAGGGGATTTCAAACGAATATCATATTTGCCCGGAAATGGTAATGGCGATTATCGAGCATGAAAGCAGTGGACAAGCCGATGTGGAGAATGGTGGATGCAAAGGTCTCATGCAAATTTATGAAAAATATCACAGAGACCGGATGGAACGTCTTGGAGTAGAAGATCTCTATGATCCGTATGGGAATATTCTCGTTGGATGCGATTATTTGGCGGAGTTGTTTGAAAAATATGAGGGAGACATGAGCACAGTCCTTATGATCTATAGCGGAAAATCAGATGCGTTGACCAGAACATACGAGAATCGCACTGAATATGCAAAAAGCATAATGAACAGGACGGTTGAACTTGAAAGACTTCATGAAGAAACGGAATCAGACTTTGGAGAGGGTCTATAAACACTACTACATTATAATACGAGGAGAATTTCAAATATGAATAAAGAAACAATGGAAAACAACAAAGTGGAACTGGCAGGCGTGATTATTTCAGAGCCGGAGTTTATGTATGAATCATACGGAGAGAATTTTTACAAAATGTCTCTTGGAGTAAAAAGAAAGAGTGGCGCCGTAGACGAGATCCCATTAACCATTTCAGAAAGACTGTTTGATATGGAGGACAGATATTCAGGAATGGCGGTACGGGTTTCTGGAAGTTATAGATCATTCAACAAACAGGAAGGTACCAGACGCCGGTTGATCTTATCTGTGTTTGTTTGTGACATTGAGGCGATTGACTCAAAAGATGCGAATATTGATAAGAATTGCATTACGATCAATGGATATGTTTGCAAAGAGCCGAATTACAGAAAGACGCCACTTGGTCGCGAGATCACAGACATGCTGATTGCAGTAAACAGAGATTATGGGAAATCTGATTACATTCCGTGCATTGCCTGGGGAAGAAATGCAAGATTTGCAGGCGGACTTAAAATCGGGACCCGTGTTAAGTTGATTGGAAGAATCCAGAGCCGAGAATACGACAAGAAGATTTTTGACACGGAGTTTGAGAAGAAAGTGGCTTATGAGGTTTCCGTAAGCAAATGTGATGTGATTGAGGAGGGGAAAAATGAAAATAACGATTAAGAGTATTCACATCGAGAACTTCAAGGGCATCAATATGCTTGACGTGAATTTCTCTGTGAAAACGAAGATCAGCGGGCAGAATGCCGTAGGAAAGACAACGATCTTTGATGCGTTTACATGGCTGCTTTTCAACAAGAACAGTTCCGGAGAGGAAAAATTCAATGTTCGACCGTTGGATAAGGACGGAAACCGCATTGATAACGTGGAAATCAAGGTGTCTTCCATTCTGGATGTAGATGGAAAGGAAGTTGAACTTTCCAAGACACAGAAACAGAACTGGGTTAAGAAGCGTGGAACCGATACGGCAGTATTGCAGGGGAATGTTAATTCGTTTGAGATTGACGGCTATCCGAAGAGTGAAGCGGATTTCAAGGCTTATGTTTCGGAATTGGCACAGAGCGAGGAAATGTTCAAAATGCTGACTAATCCGCAGTATTTTTCTTCTTTGAAATGGAAAGACCAGAGAGATATTCTGATGAAACTTGTTTCAGAGGTTTCAGATGTAGAGCTGGCACAGACGGACGCAAAGTATGCACCATTGCTTTCGGAATTGGAAAAAGCACCGTCTACGGATGATATTAGAGCAAAATTTTCCAAAGCATTGAACGAGTGGAAGAAGAAGCAGGCAGAGATTCCAGTCCGAATTGACGAAGCCATGAAATCCAAGGTTGACATCGATGTTGCAGAACAGGAACTTGCGAAAACAGACTTGGAAACCAAAATTGCAGATATTGATGCGAAGATCAAAGATTCTGACGGAGTAATGATGGAGTTAGGACGTGAAGAAATGCAGCTGCAGTTTGATATGTCTGGAATTATGCAGACTATGAATCGCGATCTGACAAACAGGAGAAGCGAGATCGAAGCAGAATTACGCGATTTGCAAAACGAGATGAAGCGATTTGCAGATACTATTGCTTTGAAAGAGAGACGGGTTTCAGAAAACGAGACGGTTATTTCCAATGCTGATTCAGAGAGAAAAAGGCTTGGAGAGGAGTACAACACAGAAAAAGCAAAGACTTTTGATGAATTCCCATATCTGTTTGATGAATCCAAGTGGATATTTGATGAAAACAGCACCATTTGCTCATTGTGTGGTCAGAAGTTGCCGGAAGATAAAATAGAGCAGTTAAAGGCTGATTTTGAAAGCAGAAAGAGGAAAGCAAAGGCAGATGCGGAAGAAAAAATGAAATCAGAAAATATCAGATTTGACACAGAAAAGAGAAAAGCACTGAACAGATTGGTTGCTATCGGCACAGAGAGAAAAAATCTTATCACAAAATTAAGGGATGAAAATGCCAAAGCAAAGGAAGAAATAAAATCCTTAAAGGAAAAGGAGCAGGAAGCTATTGCAAAAAAAGAAAAGCTTTGCCAGCAATTATCATCGATTCCGGAAATTGCCGATTATTCGCAGAATGAAGAGTATGTGAAGATGAAAGCCAGACACGATGAAGTTCTGGTAGAAATCGAAAATCTGAAAGCTAATGGAGAGGATGCGGCAGTTGAAACCTTAAAATCTGAAAAAGAAGAGTTGCAGGCACATCTTGATGAAGTAAACAGCACTATTGCAAAGGCATCCATGAATGTTGAGATTGATGAACGTATATGGCAGTTGCAGGAAGAACAGAAAGAAATCGGGCAGAAGGTTGCGGATCAGGAACAGATTCTTTACCTGTTGGAAGAGTTCATTCGTTTCAAACTCAACAAGGTTTCTGAATCCATCAACAGCCATTTTAAGACAGTTAATTTCAAACTCTTTGAAATGCAGTTAAATGGCGGTATGAAAGATTGCTGTGAGTGCACCGTAAATGGAGTGCCGTATTCGACTTTGAATAGCGGTCATAGAATTGTAGCCGGACTTGATATTATCCGTTCTCTTAGCGAGTTATATGGCGTTATCGTGCCGATTTTTGTGGATAACGCAGAGAGCTTAAATGATTTCAATGTGCCGGATATGGATGCACAGTTAATCCTTTTGAGTGTATCAGCGGACAAGCAGTTGAAAGTGGAGGGTGTTTAAATGGGAGAAGTTATCAAATCTTACAAAGGATTTAACAAAAATATGACTTGTCGTGGCTTTCAGTACGAAGAAGGAAAAGAGTATGAGGAAGAAATCGTAGAAGTTTGCGATCATGGATTTCGCGCTTGCGAGTATCCGCTTGATTGCTTGAATTATTATTATCCAAATGAAAGCGTATACCACGAGGTAGAGCAGAGCGGAGAAATCCAGAAACATAATGATGATACTAAGGTAGCATCTACAAAAATTAAGATCGGAGCAGAAATTAGCATTGCGGGTCTTGTTAAAGCTGCAATCGAATATACAGTAAAACGTGTAAAAAAGGACGCTGAAAGCGATGAAAAGCATGGAGCATCCTCGGCAACCGGATACTGTGGAGCATCCTCGGCAACCGGCACCTGTGGAGCATCCTCGGCAACCGGCACCTATGGAGCATCCTCGGCAACCGGAGACTATGGAGCATCCTCGGCAACCGGCACCTATGGAGCATCCTCGGCAACCGGCACCTGTGGAGCATCCTCGGAAACCGGAGACTATGGAGCATCCTCGGCAACCGGCACCTGTGGAGCATCCTCGGCAACCGGCACCTGTG